ACGCCGGCGCCGATCGGAATGCCGCCGACATAGGCGGCCTTGATGCGCCAGCGCGCCGACACCGCGTCATAGATGAGCTCGACCACCGTATTCGGCGTGAGCACGATGTCGGCGGGGATCAGGAAGCGGTTGGCGGCGCTCGACGACGACGACTGCGACTTGAGCGTGACGCTGGTGGTGCCGATGTAGAGCAGCGTCAGCACGCGGCCGGCGCGCCCGCCGGCCAGTCCCGTGATGTCGCGCGCGGCGTCCGTGTCCAGGCGCAGCACCGACGCGGTGGACAGCCCCGATGGGCTGTAGTCGTTCTGGTTCGCGGTGATCTGCGACGGCGACAGGAACCCCGAAAAGCTCACGTCCTGCGGGAAATCCGTGGTCTGCGCGGTGACGTTGGTGCCGTCGCACACCAGCACCAGGCGCGAACCCTGCGCCACCGCGACCCCGGTCCCGCTCGCGGTCTTCACCGTCAGCGAATAGGAGCCGGTCGTGTTGTTGTACCAGACGTAGACCGCGCCCCTGGCCGGCACGATCACGTTGATGTTGCCGGTCAGGACACCGGTCGATTCCTGGATCAGCGCGCGCGCCTGGGCGTCGGTGAGCGTGACGTCGGTCGATCCGGCGACGGAAACCGCCTGGCGCCCGAAGCACGAATCGATGTTGTCGAGGACCGTGTTGAGCCGGTCGCCCCACGTGTTGTCGTTCTCGCCGTTGGCCTGCTTTTCGAGAACCTTGTTGGTCGTATAGGTCGACGGCATCGGTCCTCTCTCAGCGGGTCAGGACGGGCGCGCTCAGGTTCGCCATGGCCATGCCCGATTCCATGTTGATGCGCTCGATGTGATCCGCAGCCAGGGCCAGCGCCGCCTCGGCGTTGCTCATGTCCTTGAGCCACTCGAACGCGATGCCGCGCAGCGCCAGGCGGAACATGCGCGAGAACTTCGACGTGACGAAGTTGGTCGTGTTGCTGGCGCTCAGCGCCGCCGGCCGCTTGAAGTAGACCAGCCAAGTCGCATAGTCGTCGTCGGCCAGCGTGTTGAAAACGAAGTTGGAGCCGTCCCAGTAATAGAACTGGGGCTTTTCCGTCATGATCGCGCCGGTGCTGTCGAACGCGGTCTTTTCGATCAGGGTGTCCGGCGTCTTCATCACCAGCGGCTGCTTGTCGGCGCCGGTGATCCAGAACGCCCGCGGCGCAATGAAGCCATCCGGCAGCGCCACGGTGTTCTGGCCGATCGTGAAGGTCAGCGTCGTCAGGGTGGCCAGCATTTCCCAGGTGCGCAGCCGCTCGTAGATCCACGACTCCGCATCGACCACGATCTCGCTTGCCGGGATGGCGCCATTGTTCACCCAATTGGCCAGCGAGCCCGACACCGACTTGGCAGCGATGAGGGTCGTGTAATCCATCGCGGGCGCCTACTCCGCCGCCGCCGGCACGCGCAGCTTGGCCGCCCGCAGCTGCTGCACGATCGCGGTGGCGACCTTGTCGGGATCGACGTACTCGCAGCACGCGGCCGTCATCGGCAGCGTCTTGGCCTCGTCCTGCCATGTCGCCACGGTGCAGCGCTCGAGCGCGTCGAAGTAGTGCATCCGGTGGCACGGGTGGCACGCCGCCCCCTTGGGCGTCATGAACACGGTGCCCGGCCAGTGCTTGAAGTTGGCCTCGGACGAGTGCGAGAGGAACAGGACCTTGCGCACGGTAGGCTCGAACGACGATCCCCACATCAGCCCGGTCTCGGCGCCGACCAGGACGTTGCACAGGCGCGAGCGCGCGAGCGCGTCGCGGATGTCGAGATCGCCGCAGTGGACGTGCACGCGATCGGTCGCGATCCCGTTGCGAGCCAGGTTGTGCACCATGGCCTCGGCCATCAGCCGGCCGCGCTTGCCGTCTCCGAAAAGCACGCAGATCGCGTCGGGCACGCGCTGCAGGGTCCAGGCGAGCACCCTGTCGAGGTGCGGGTAGACCTTGTGGAAGCTCGAGCCGACCAGCGGGAACCCGACCACCGGGCGGTTGGCGCCGAGCCGCATGCGCCATTCGTGAGCCGCCTGGCGCTCGGCGGGCGACGGGAAGAACCGCGGCGCGAAGACGTGCGGCACGGCCGCATAGTCGTGCGTGATCTCGAGGTAGCTGACCCGGCCGCACACCGCCCGGCGCACCTCGTCGGGCCACAGGTCGCGCGCGTTCTTCGGGTGCGTCAGCAGCTGCGTCTCGATGCACTCGGTGAAATTGACGATCCGATCCCAGCGGCCCTCGGCCTTGAGCGCGGCGAAGTAGACGCCCAGGTATTCGATCGGCACCTCGCCCTTCTCCTGCAGCCACCACGCGTCGATATGCGGATCGTGCTCGAGCACGTGCTGGCCGGTCGGAGTGCAGTTCACCGTGACGTGGAACCCCTGCTTCTTGAGCCCGGGCAGGACGCTGGCGGCCAGCAACTGGTCGCCGATGGCGTCGCCATAGCGGATCACCAGCGCGGTCTTGCCCTCAGGCTTGCGCCACGGCGCCTCGAGCGTCTGGCGATCGCCGCGCTTCTGGTACACCTGGAAGAATGAGTACTCGTCGTCCCGATTGCGGTCCTCGTCCTCGATGAGGTTCCAGCCTTGGCCGGTGACGGCCGCGATCTCCTTCATCGCGTCGATGATGTCGGACGGGATGAAGTCGTGCTTGTGGTCGGGGTTCGCGCCCGGCCGCCCGATGTTCGGGTAGAAGTCCTTGTGCGGCAGGTAGAGCGTCAGCCAGCCGCCCGGCCGCACCACGCGCCACCATTCGGCCAGCGCCATCTTGTAGTCGGCGATGTGCTCGAGGCAGTGGCTCGAGAACGCGAAGTCGAGGGCGCCGTCGCCGAAGGGCAGGCGCACGCTCTCGAAGCTGGGGAGGATGACGGTCGCGGCGCCGCGCCCGAAGTGGTGGCCGGTGTCGACCCCCACGCAGTGCGGCCAGACGGTTCGGGTGCCGCACCCGATGTCGATTCCATTGCCACGGACGTACGGAACGACAAGGTGCGCAATCTTGTCGCTCTCGAGTCCCTGCTGTGCGTCGGCTTTCCAGACCACGGCTCGGCTCCTGGTGCAGTAAAAAGCCCGGCGTGCGAGGTGTCCCCCAAGAGGGCGCGCGCCGGGCCTTTCGCGCCCCGTCAGGGCATCAGCACTTCTTGCCGCCGCCCTTCCGGGTCCCCTTGGACTTGGCCACGTGGATCACCCCCTTTCGGTCGGTGAGGCCGCTACTCCTGGCCTTCCGGCCAGGGGTCGTGGTTCTTGCGGTAGCGGAACGTGCGCCCGCCGCGCATCTGCTCGTAGCCGATGTGCCCGGCGGGCCCATAGATGGCGCCGGCCGGCCGCAGCGGATCGAACGGCGGCGCCGGGTCGTCGGGGCCCAGCTGCCGCTCGGTCGCGATCTCGAACTTCTTCGACGCGGCGGCGATCGCGCGCTGCGCCGCGACGGTGGCCTCGGCGGCCGCGCGCTGCGCGGACGCGAGCGCGGCCGCCTGCTCGATCAACTGCGCCTTGAGCTGTTCGATCTCGGCGTTGCGGTCCTGGATCGCTTCCTCGAGCTCGCCGGGCGACGGGCCGGCGTCGCGCGGCTGGGCGCCAGGCAGGCCGGCGGGCAGCTCGGCCGGCGTCGAGGGGGCGCCGGCGGCCAGCGGATCGTTGGGGCCGGCCTCGTCCAGCGTCTCGCCATCGGCGAGGGGGGCGGTCGTCTTGCGCGCCATCAGGCAGGCTCCATGCCATCGGACTTGGCGGCGCTGGTCAGGGACCCGCCCTGGCTGTAGCCGCGCTTGATGTCGGCGGCCGAGAAGCCGGCCACCGGGGACTTCACGCCAGGCTCGAGGCGCATCGCCTCGCCCGACATGGGCGGATCCTTGAGCGGCCGGCCGGGCGACGGCCCGACCGCCTCGCCGACCGCGGGGTTGGGCCCCCCGGCCGGGCGCCGCAGCGCGGCGTCCCCATCGACGCTGCCGCGCGGTCCGCTCGACCGCAGCGCGTCGGGGTTGGTGTTGATCGGCATCCTTCAGTCCTCCTTCGGTTGGCGCCCGGCGCAGGCGCCCGGTGGTCAGTCCTGCGGCGCCGCCGCGGCGATGCCCATCGTCTTCTCGCCGGAGTCCTGGGTGCCGCCGGCGCGCATCTTGAGCCCGGCGCCGCCGGCGCCGGTCATCGACGTCCCGCGATCCCAGGCCGGTGCGCCGCGCGTGTTTGGCGACTTGCCCATCTCGTAGTCGCCGCAGCAGTCGGCGCCGTCGTCGCGCGGGGTCTGGCCGCTCTGCAGCTTGGTGTTCGGGGTGTTGATCGCCATCGGTGCCTCCTAGTTGCGGTCGTTCGGCGGCCACGGCCGCTCGAGCAGACCCGGGGTGCGTCGATCGCGCGAGCGCAGCTCGCTGGCGCTCTGCCGCGTGATGTCGTCGTTCCCCTCGGACCCGACAGGCGGATCGACGTAGGGGTACATGAAGTTGTCGGGGCCGATGCTGTAGCGCTCGCGATAGTTCTGCACGTCGCGCGCGGCGGGAACGGTCTTGGATGCCGGCAGGTGGCCGCGCTCGACGTCGCTCGCGCTGGCTCCGAAACCGCCCTCGTACTTCGCCATCGGTCCTCTCCCGTGTGGTCGGAGGAACCGCGGCGGGTTTCCCCGCCGCGGCCCGTCCCTGGTGTTCCCGGCGCCCGCGCGCCGAGCCGGTCGCCGCCTAGGGGTCGTTGAAATGCGCCCCCGGCGTGAAGTGCCACTCGAGCGAGCCGAGCGCCTTGCCGACTGTGTCGGCCTTCGACTTGAGCGAGATCACCGCGCCGACCGCGACCGCGCTGTTCAGGTCGCCGCTGGTCGCCGTCGACCCTGCGGCGCTGGTGCCCAGCGTGATGGCGCCAAGCGAGGTGGTGCCGTTCATGATGTCGAAGCCGTGCGCCGTCGTGGTGCCGGCGACCGTCGCGACGAGCGCGACGTTGCGGATCTTGCCCGCAGCCATCGCGATCCATCGCGAGTACGTGGTGGTGGCGCCGCCGCCGGCCTCGGCCGGGAAGTTGACCTGCTGGCGCGCCTGGTAGGCGGGGTCCGTGTACGGACGATCCTTGAGGGCCATGGTGGTGTGATCTCCCGCCCTAAGCCGCGCTGTCCCACTTCACGATGCGGTTCTGGTCCGCATCGGTCGTGGTGTGCACGGCTGCGAATCCGCCCAGGTAGTACCAGGCGAACCCGCGGTCGCGGCCGAAATCGCCCGGGAGCTTGCCGCGGATCTCCTCGGGAATGCACAGGGCCTCGGCGACGGTGTCCTCGCCCATGAAGTAGGCCCAGTTCGACTTGGCGTTGGTGAAGGTCTCCTTCGCGATGTTGGTCTGCTCGAGGAAGCGCGTGCCCTCGTATCGGCCGATCTCGCCGTTGAGGATCATGGTGAAGCCACGATCCACGTACTGGTGCAGCGTCTCGAGGCCGTTCTTGAGGCCGCGCCAGGTCGTCGGGTGCCCGATGGCGAGATAGTCGTCGCCCATGTAGGGCGGGATGTTGCGCTCCTTCATCATGTCGCTGATGGCCTTCACGTGGCCGGTGCCGAGCGCGACGTTGTTCGTGCCCGTGCAGGTCCCGTTGGTCGTCAGCGTGATGGAGTCGGTCGCGGTGCCGGCGCTGGGGAACACGCGCAGCGCAGTCACGGCGAACTGGTTGTAGGCGCCCTGGTCGAGCGTCTTCTTGACGTCGTCCTTGAGCGTCTTGTTGATGATCTCCTCGATCGGGAACTTCGACAGCGCGTCGAGCTTCCCGCTGTAGGGGACCGAGTTGCCGTACTCGGTCACGGTCCCGGTGCCCTGGGTGATCGTGAAGCCGGTGACGGGCATGGTCTGCGTCTCGACCAGGGTTCCGCCCTGGTTGGCGACGTTCGACACGATGTCCCAGGTGAAGATCTGGCCGCGGCGCAGACCCTTCTTGGTCATGTCCTTCGCGTCGCAGAGCTGACGAAACTTCACGAGCGGCTGCAGCGCAGTCCGCAGCGTGTTGCTGAGCTCGTCCGACCACAGGTAGCCACCCGCGGACGACACGGCCCAAACCTGTCCTGCCATGGTTTAGGTGCCCTCGAATCAGGACACCCGCGATGGAGTGCTTTTAGGGCACGGGGCCAAGAGGTGGCTGACCGCGCGCCTTCCGCAAATTCGCGACGTACTCGGAGCCCGTATTGCCCATCGAGAGTTTCGGTCGCGGATTCGAGGCGGCACTCGACGCAGGCGTCGAGGTTGCGACAGCCGTGCCACCTTTGAGCTCCTGGCGACGCGCGATCGCGGTGGCCGCCGGGCGAGGGGTAGCGCTGCCGCGCCCCTGGGTGCCGGTAGGCTTGCCACGATCTGCGGTGCCGGATTCGTCGGTCGACGCAGCGGGTTTGGTGAGCCCGAGACGCTGACGCGTCGTCGAGATAGCAAGCGACATGATGTCGGGCAGCTGGCGCCCGGCCCCATGCTGGCGCGCCACCATATGGTAGCCGCCCAACTGGTCGTCGGAGAGACGGGCGGCCGCATCGGGGTCGGCGCCTCCCTTGACCAGATCCTCGATCATCGCGCGGCGCATCAGCGCGCGCGCCAATTCCTTGGCATCCGGGTCGCCCAGGACGTCCTCGTTGCCGGCCCAGCCGCTGTTCCACTCGGAGCGCGACCGGTTCACCTGCTCGTGCTCGGCGACGACACGCTTGATGGTGTCCTTGTCGACCGTCACCGCCTTGGCGGCGGCCTGGATCACGCGGCGAAGGCTGGCCTCCGTCTTGTCGGGGTCCGCGGCCAGGTTGATGTCCTGCGCGTGCTCCTTGATCGCGGCCTCGAGCTCGTCGCTGGTCGGCGCGTCCGTGGTCGGGGCGGCGGCGGGTTTGGACCCCGCATCGCCGCCCGCTCGCGGGGTGATCGGGTGGCCGGTCTCGTAGTCGATGCCAAGCGCCTTGGCGCGGGCCCGCAGGCGCGCCTCGCTGTCCTCGACCATGCGCGCGCGCTCGGCCGCTTCGGCGAGCCGGCGGTCGGCGGCCTTGGCCTTCTGGAACGCCGCCACGCCCCCGGCCGCATCGACGTCGGCCTTGGCGACGCGCTCGGTCTTGCCGTCGACCTTGACCTCGACAGTCTCGTCGTCGGTCGGCGCGTCCTGCGCGGTCGCGGCGGCGGCGCCGGCGGCGCCGGCGGCGTCCTCGTTGCCGGGTTCGGCCGCGCGGCCATCCGGCGAGCCGGCGTCGGGATGCTGGTCGGGGTGCGGATCGTCGTCGGGGAGCTCGGCGCCGCCGATCTCGGCGGCCTCGCGCTCGAATTCCTCGCGGCGCGCCGCGTTGGCGGCGGCAAAGACCGCGGCGTTGCGGTCGTGCAGGCGAAGCGTCGTGTCGCGCTGCGAGCCTTCGTCGGCGGTGTCGGCTGGATCGGCCATGGGCCTATTCGCGTCTCTCGTTCTGCTCGATCATGCGGTGCGCCTGGCGACCGTCCTCGATCGCCTTGACCAGCACCGCCACGGTATCGCGATGACGACGGATTTCCCCAATACACGATCTAGCCAGATCCGTAAAGTCTGGCGCATACATGTCGTGGGTCAGCAACAGATCGAGCGCGTCGCGCGCGCGGGCGCGCAGGTCGCCCAAGAGCAGCTTGACCACGGGCGTCTGCGCCCCGGCCTCGATCTCGACGCCCCAGACCGCCGTCTGCAGAAGGTCGGCGGTTTCCATGGTCAGGTCGTGCGCGATGTCGATCGTCATCGTCAGAGCCCCAGCAGCAGCAGCAAGTCGAGATCGGTCAGGCCGGCGGGCAGCGGCGGCGGCCCCGGATTGGTGATCTGCCGGCGGACCGGATCATCCCAGCGGCGCGGCCGGCGGGCGCGCTTGAGCCTGGCGCTCGTGCGCGCGCGCCGATCGTAGGCGCCGCCGTCGCCACTGCCGCCGCTCGGCGCCGCCTGGTGCTGCCATAGGAAGATCAGGCCGGCCATGGGTCACGCTCAGGCGCGGGTGTTCCAGAGCGCGGTCGCCTCCACGTCGTTCGGCTGCTGCGGGATCGGCCCGACCGCGCCGCAGTTGTCGCAGCCGACAGCGCCGTGCGTGCCGGAGTTGCGCAGCCGATCGCTGCCGCAGAACGGGCAGGCATCGGGCGCGACGCCCTTCGACCGGGCGTATTTGAGCGCCTCGGCCTTCTCGCCTTCGCCCAGCGCGCCGCCGGCGGCCACGCGCGCAAGCAGGCGCGCCGCCTCCGCTTCGGTGATGTCCTTCACCGCTGCCGCTTCCTCGAGTTTCGTGGCCATGGTTCTCCTCCTACACCTTGAAGCGACCGCGGGTCGCCTGGTAGACGCGCTGGAACACGGCCGGCCCGGGCGCAATGCTCTCCCACATGAGGAGTCCCGCGCAGCGCGAGCCGTTGCTCGGGGGGTTCGACCCGTTTACGGCGCCGATCATCGGCGTGAAGCTCGCGTTCGACGCGCTGGGCGACACGTAGGCCGCGGAGAATTGCGCCTGCTGGCCGTCGACGAAGAAGAAGCCCGAGTTGGCCGCCTCGTCGATCGAGATCCCGATGCACGTCCATTTCGCGACCGGCGTGACCAAGCCGGAACCGACCTGGAGTGCGCCGCCCACGACGTTGTTGAGCGTGACCCAGCGCATCGCCGTGCCGTTGACGACCTCGAACGAGACGCCGAACTCGCTCCAGGTGATGCCGGCGGTGGCAAAGAGCAGCTGCGAGCCGCCCGACGCGGCCATGTACCACCATGCCAGGATGCCGAGCTTCGCTCCCGCCTTGTGGAGGTTCTGCATCCACGTCGGGGTGGCGACGGCCATCGTGAAGTAGTCGCCGCCATCGAACGAGAAGTACGTCCCGGCGCGGCGCGCGCCGACCTGGCCGTTGAACGTCGGGTCCGAGGCTTCGGCCCCCGACGTGGCGCCCAAGTAGAAGTCCGAGCCGTTGCCGGACAGATCGCTCCACGTCTGCCCGGAGCCTGGATAGGAGCGCGCTTCGCCCGCGTCGAGGCACAGCTTGAGCGACGAGCCGTTGATCGACTGCGCAACCTGCATGAGGGGCGGCGAATCCGCCCGATCGATCAGCCGTGGGGCCAGCATCAGGAATGACCCTGGAACCCTTCCAGCGTGGCGATGAAGGTCGTCGAGTTGGCCGATGGGGTGAAGGAATCGAGGGTCTGCCACAGCAGCCAGATCGTGGTCACGCCAGAGCCCGGCTTGGCGATGATGCGCGACCCCTCGTCGGGCACCAGGATCGCGACCGAGCCATCGGAGAACGCGCGGAACGTGCCCGACGCCGAGCCGATGAATCCGGCGAGCTTCTGCGACCACGCCGCATTGTCGCCGCCGCCAACCCCGGTCGATGCGGTGGGATCGGAGTTGAACAGGTAGACGCGGAACGCCTTGCCGGCGACGCCAGTGTCGGTCGAGCGCACGCGCACGCGCTCGATCGTGACGGGGTGATCGGCGATCGCCGAAAACGATGCGGTTTGCGCCGTGACGCTGCCGGCGGTCGCGTTGTTCGAGACGGCGTCGTTGGCCGAGTACGCCGTCGTGTTGGCGGGACGCGTCAGGGTCGACGCGTCAACCTGGAGGAACTTGGACACGGCCTTGGCGGCGCCGTCCGTCGTGACGCCCTGGCGCGTGCCCCTGGTCGTCCCGTCCTCGAGGACCATCACCTGCGCGCGCTTGCTGTCCACGCGCGCCGCAGCGGCGTCGTTTTCCGTGAGGGACGTGCCGGCCGTCTCGTCGAAGATGAAGCCGTGCATCGAAAGCGCGGTCGTGCCGTCCGTGAAGCCCGCGTTGTCGACCACAATCGACGGGCTGTCCGAACACCACGTGACCCGCTGAACGCCCGTGCCGACCGCGCCGGCGCCGACCGAGACGGATACGCCGCCGATCTGGGTGAAGTTGATCGACGCGGCGCCGGCGCTGCTGACCGCGAGTTTCTGGCCGCGCGTCGTGGCGTCTTCGAGGACCACCATCTGCGCGCGCTTCGAATCGATGCGGGCTGCCGCCGCATCGTTCTCGGTCAAGGATGTCCCCGCCACGTCATCGAAGATGAACCCGACCGGGACGAGCTTGGTCGTGCCGTCCGTGAAGCCGGCATTGTCCACGATCTCGGTCGAGAGGCGCGTCACGTCGACGTCGAGGCCGTTGGTCGCGTCGCCGCCGATGAGGGCGCCCGCCGCGGTCAGGACGGTCGCCTGCGCGCCATTGCGCAGGTGCCAGGCGTGCACCGCATCGCCATCGGCCGAAACGTCCGATGGCGCCGCCGCCGAAGCGCGGCCGGCCATCGGGACCGGGTTCGAGGTGGTGGGCTGGTCGGCCGCCACGGGCCCGCGCGTCTCGACTTGCAGGCCTTGTGCCGTGACGGTCGCGCGCGTGCCGCGCGTGGTGCCGTCTTCGATCACCATCACCTGGGCGCGCTTGCTGTCGATGCGCGGGGCGGCGATGTCGTTCTCGCTCAACGCGGTCCCGGCAACGTCGTCGAAGATCATCCCGACCGCAGCCAGGATCGACGTGCCATCGGTGAAGGCCGCGTTGTCGACGAGCTGGAAGGGGACGCGCGTCACGTCCACGTCCAGACCGTTGGCCGCATCGCCGCCGATCAGCGCTCCGGCGGCCGTCAGCACCACCGCGCCGGCGCCGTTGCGCAGTCGCCACGCGGCGACCACGTCGCCGTCCGCCGAGACGTCGGTCGGCGCTGCAGCGGAGGCGCGGCCGGCGACCACGAGCGGGTTGCCGCTGACCGGCGCATCGCCGGCGGCGGGGCCCTGCACGTTGATGTTCGACTGGTCGCTGGCCAGCACCACCGGCAGGCTCAGCGCCATCGTGGCCTGGCCCTGGATCAGCGGCGTCTCGGCGCCACCGACCGTGCCGATGTTCACCTGCACCACCTGGGCATAGCGCCCGGTGGAAAGCAGGTTGAAGGCGACCGGGCTGCTGCCGGTCGCGGCTACGTTGATGGCGTCGAAAGGCATGTCAGACGCTCACGCTTCCATCGGGGCCCACGGTGATCTCGCGCTCCTGATCCCCGATTTTCAGGATGCGCGTTTTGCCCCGGGTGACGATCGACCGCGGCGCCTGCTGGTAACGCTGGATCTCGTCCACGTTGGCGCCGATGTCGTCGATCTGGCTGCGCATCGCGCGCAGGGTCTGCGTCGTCGCGCGCACGAATCCCTCGAGCATGGCGCCGAGCGCGACCATGTCGGCCTGCGCGCCCCCGATCGTGTCGCGCACCTGGTCGAGGCGCGCGAGGTGCTGCTGGGTCTGGTCGGGCGCCGCCGGCATCGGCATGCCGATTTCGTTGCGCTGGGGCGGCGCCGTCGCCGGCTGGCCCCACCCGGCCGCTTCCTCGCCGCCGCCCTCGGCCGCGCGCGCCTGGGCTGCCGGCGACAGCGCGGGCGGGTTGATCTTGGGCTTGCGCGCGGTCGGCGTGCCCGAGAGGCCTTGCATTTCGGCCATCGCGCGCTCGTGCTGCTGCCCGCCCTGGGTCTGCTCGCGCTGGAACGAGCGATCCTCGGCGCCTTGCTCGCGCTGGAAACCGCGGTCGCGCTCGCCCTCCCCGGCCGTGAATGCGCGGTCCTGCGCGGCGCTGTGCGCCTGGTGGGCGTGCTCCATCGCCTTGATGCTCTGCTGCTGCTCGCCGGCGATCATCTGCTTCATGAGCGCGCCGGCCAGGTTCATCTTCGTCACGTCCTTGGTCGTCCGCGCGCGCAGCTGTTCCTTGGCCATGTCGGCCTCGAGCTGCGCCGGGTCGGCGCCCTCGGTCTGCGGCTTCGGCGGCTCGCCGAAGTCCAGGAAGCGCTCGCAGTCGCGATAGCCGGCCAGGCCGAAGACCTCCTTGGCGATCTCGTGGAACGCAGGCGTGAACAGGTAGCTCGGCCCGATGGCCTCGACGATCGGGCCGGCGATCGCGGACAGGATCTGGAAGGCGCCGGCCAGCCGCTGCAGCTTGGCATCCGGGTCCGCCGCGCCGGGCCCGTCGTTGACCTTGACCTCGAGATCCTGGTCGAGAAAGTCGTCATCCATTTCGGTGACGCCCCACCGCTTCGCCAGCTTGGCGCGATCGGCGGCAATGGTCATACGGGCTTCGTTGGTCTCGAAGCGCTGCACCAGGCGCACGATCTGCGACATGGTCGGGCCGTACCACGACTCCGAGAAGTTGCGAATCTCGTAGTCGCCGATCTGGGTCGCGCCGGCCGACAGCAGTTTCATGCCGCCGACCGTCTCATTCATCTTCCGATTCGTCATGACCGACGAGGACGAGAAGTTGCCCGACAACTCGTCGAAGTCGTTGTTGAGCCGATCCTGTTCGGCATAGGCGGCGGCATCGACGGGGGGTGCCTTGTCCCACTCGACGTCCGCCATGTCCCGCACCCAGAAGGGTTCGCCGGGATCGACGCGACGCATGGCCTCGGGGTTGGTCACGCGGCCGGCGCGCGCCTTCATGCGCGGCTGCAGCGTCAGGCGCAGCCCGTCGATCCGCAGGTTGGCCAGATCGTTCGTCTCGTGCTGGATCGCCGCGGTCAGATTGATCTTGCTGCGCGGAAAGGCGACTAGCGCCTCGAAGTTCACGACCCCCATGGTGATCGGGCGCTCGCCTGGCTTGAGGTGCGGATAGCGCTCGTGCGTCGGCGCGGCGTCGGTCAGCAGGTGCGCGTCGCCCAGGCTGAACCAGTGCCAGTCGATTCCGTCCCAGCGGTAGAAGTGCTCGCGCACCTCGACGATGTCGTGGTCCGAGATCTGGCGCGCGTGCGAGTTGGGGTCGGGCCGGTCGGGCCCCTCGCGCGCCTGGGTCGTCTCGTCGGCCGTCATCATCTTCGCCGACGCGATCGCGCCGTCCGCCAGTTCCTTCCATATCGGCTGGCCGGTCTTGGCGTCGTGCAGCCGCATCCGGTTCTTGACGTCGATCACCACCATGGGGTGGATCACGATCATATACGGCGACGCCTGGATCGGGCAGCGGCAGTCGGCGGACGGGTCGAAAAGCACGTTCTCGGGCCGAATCGGGTCGCACGCCGGCTGGTCGGTACGCACGCCCCACACGGTTTCCATGACGGGCGCGTTGTCGCCGGTGAGCTCGTCGACCTCGAAGACCGGCCGTTCCTCCTGCATCAGCTCGTCGAAGCGCTTCACCTGGCGCTCGCCGAGCCGCACCACCTCATAGGACCAGTACTGCTTGGTGAAGCAGGCCCCCATGACGGTCGCGGTCTGGTAGGCGCCGACCACGGTGAAGTACCAGGGGATCGACTTGCGCAGGTGGAAATCGGTCAGGGCCTTGTAGAAGGCGGCGCTGGCCCGGCCGGTCGGGCTTTCCTCGTTCTCGGGCTCGATCTCGACCGCATCCTTGGTCGAGAAAAAGGCGGCCTGGACGGCCGCCTCGCCTTTGCGCACGACGCTGCGCGTCTTCGGGCGGAACAGGCGCGATCGGTTCCGGTAGGAATCGTCGAGGTACTTCGAGCCGCTGATGTGCTGCGAGTGGAACATCCGCAGCGCGTCGTCCCATTGCTGGCGCAGCGCCATGTCGCGCCAGGTCGAGCCCTGGCTGTAGCCGGCGCGCCCGAGCGCCAGCAGCTGCTCGGGCCCGGGCGCCTCGAAGGTCAGGCTCGGCCGCTCGTCGCCGTCGCCGACCTTTTCGGCATCGACATACGTCTCGCGGCCGTCGCTGATGAAACCGCCGTCGCGATCCGGCGGCGTCACGCGCCCCGTCCACACCATGGCCTACCCCCCCACCTTCGTCATCAGGCCTTCCCCAAATGCAGACCGTTTTGCAGCGCGTGCAGCCAGTCGTCTGGCCGCCGGCCGCGACGGCCAAGGTTGTAGCGCTCGAGCCATTCGCCGCCGGCCTTGACCACGCAGCGCAGCGTCGGGTCCGTGCGCAGGTCGGCGATGTGCAGGACGTGCGCCGGCGTGCGGAATCGGCCGGTGGCGAGAAACCCGTAGCCGAGCCGGATCGTCGCGACGCCCTGGTCGTGGCGCGCCTGGATCAGCCACGGGTGCCCCGGGTAGTGGCGCACCAGCACCGCGGCGATGTCGCGCTCGAGGCACGCGTCGGCGAACGCGGTCGGCCGGCTGTCCTCGTCGATGCGGATCAGGTGGGTCATGCGGCCGCCACCGGGTATTGGGAGATCGCAACCCTCGGCCGGCGCGGCGCGTGCGGCGGGCTGCGATTCGGGTGGCGCCACAGGACGAGCGTCGCGCGGTGGCCCGGCGCCATGATGGCTTGTGCCGGCCAATGCGGGTAGCGCATCGGCAGCGGCTTCCAGTCGATGACCGACAGCGTGATCTCGCCTGGACTCGCCGTGAGCTCGATCTGCATCCCGTCGTGGATCGGGACGCGAATCGTCGTCATCGTGCCGTGCTCGCTCATTGCCCGATGACCATCGCGGCCAGCAGCAGCGCCGCCGCGCCGAGACACATGAGGACGGCGGCCAGGCCGGCGATCGCCATTTCTCGCTGGGTCATGTGCTTGTCCCTCCCGCGGTCGAGTACCAGTCGCCCGGGCGCCGGCGGAACACGCGCGGGCCGGTGAAGCGGTACTCGCGCGTCCGCACGTTCTCGTCGCTGTTGAAGTCGGGATCGGCCTCCTGCACCAGGCTCAGCCACGAGCGGCGCGACATATGGGGCGCTCCCTCCGTCATGGCACGATCTCCCAGTCGTCGGCGTTCCGGTCTCGGTCGAGCGGCTGGAACGGGTGCAGCACCGCGCCGCTCGGGGACAGGCTCAGCCGGCAGGGGAAGGCCGACAGCTTGGCATCGGCGGTGTCGCGCCGGAGCCGGCGGACCTCCCAGCAGTCGCTTCGCACCCACACGATCAGCTCGCCATCAGGCCAGCTCGATCGCCGCGCAGCCTGGCCGCCCTGGATCGCGTGGAAGACCTCGGCGTATAGCATGCCGCCCACCCCAAGAATTGGCCCCGCGGCTGCAAGACCTACCACAGGTATGTGAGCACGTCATGGGCGAAGCCAGACGCGGGCGCGCCATCAGTCGCGAAATCCCCCCGGCCGGGAGCCTGCGCCGCCGGCGGGCGCCATCGCTCCGACCGCCGCCGGCACTGGCTTCATGTCCTCGACGCGGCTGACGCAGTCGATCAGGTCGTCGTGCTGCCCCACGGGGTGCGTCGTGAACTCGGCGATGAACCGGGCCGTCAGGTCGTACAGGTCGCCGTTCTCGTCGCGCCGCACCAGCGGCTTGATGACGAGCCTCCCGCGCCCCTCAAGTTGCGCCTGCTGCATCGTGCGCGTGTCGGCGCGCAGGCCTCGGTAGAGCACGGCGTCGGACTCGGGGTGCACCGACCACGTGGCGTAGCGCCAGCGCGCCGGCTTGCCGTCCTCAAGGATGGGCTGGCCGGCGTCGTCCTGCGGGCCCAGGGTTGGCGCCAAATGCGCGCTGACCAAAATGGGAATAAAGAACTGGCTGGTGTTGCAGTACGGCTCGATGCGCTCGATGCGCTCGGACTTCGATCCGCCGCCCTCGCGCGGCCAGGCCAGCGGCTCGACCGGAAACGACGTGCCGGTGCGGTCCATCATCAGGTTCAGGTACTCGATGTCGGTCTGCATCCCGTATTGCTCGTAGCCGACAGCGGTGGTGAGCACGCCCGGCTCGCGGGTCCACTTGCGGTACAGCGCCGAGAGCAGCTTCCACCGATCGCTCATGCGCATGCGGTGGCAGTAGCCGTCGAGCAGGTAGCGCGCGCCGGAACTGGCGACGCCCACCACGGCGATCGCGGTGTTGTCGCTGTCCTTGCTTTGCGCCTGAGGGCCCTTTGCGGGGTCCACCATAATGTAGACGTTCAGCCACTGCGGCCGCAGTTGGTAGCCGCGCAGCGTCTTGGGATCGAAGGTGGCCGCGCCATCGGCGAGCGGCGACTGCAGCATCTGGGCGGCCAGGGTTTTGCGCTGCTTCTTGCGCGAGTCGTTCCACTCGGCCTGGCTCAGCATCACCGGCCGGCCGTCTGGCTTGCCGTTGTGCGTCGCGGGATAGATGCGCGGGCGGACGACGTCGCGCTCCATCTGCGTATGGTACAGGTCGTAGAGAGCCCAGCGCGTCCCGATGTAGCGCTCGACGCCCCCGGGCATGCCCAGGTTGATCGAGAGCTCCCACGCTTCCAGGACTTTCTCCATCATCAGCTTCGATTGGACCGCCTCTTTGGTCACGACGTCGTCGTACAAACGGATGCGATAGTGCCGGCTTGTCGGCATCCCATCGGTGAAGCCCCAGGCCTCAATCGTGCACTCCTTGGGGTTCGAGTCGCGCTTGACCGTCAGCCCCTCGTCCTCGCTCCACTTCGGCGACTGGCTGGCCGGGTCGGTCCAGAAAACGTCTGGCCACAGCCGGGGCAGGAGCTTGTTGCGCTCCATTTCCCCCTTCATCTGCTTCAAGAACGCCTTCGCGATAGGCCTGGTGTGGCTGAAAATCCCGATCGTCACCTCGCGATCGCGGATGATGTCGAGCATCGACATGCCGAAGGTGATGATCGTCGATTTGTAATGGTATCTGGCCCACAGATCGAGGTGGCCGTTGGGACTCGCCTGCACCTCGCGGCAGCGGTCGAACAGCCAAGGATGCGCGCCTACGTCAGGCCGGCCCAGGACGAAGACGAGCAGAAACCACAGGTCGTGCTCGCCAAACGCCCGCATCGCCGCGTCGTAGTCGGCGACCGACTTGTCGAGCGCTTCGCGCAGGCGGGCGGGATACCAGGTGAGAGCGTCGCGCCACGTGCGCGGCAGTTGCCGCGCGATTCGCCCGTCAGGAGTCCAGCCGCGGTGCTGGCCCGGCAGGCTCGACGGCAGTTCCGGTGGCGTGTCCGTTGGCGTGGCCATTGGCTTTCGGCGGCGGCGGCGGCGTGACGTCTATCGCCCGCTCGGCGGCAAGCAGCAGCTGGGCGGTGCGGTCAAGGTGGGCTCCGCGCTCGGCCCGGTCCAGTCCCTCGAGCTGGTGCGCCACGCGCTCGGTGGGGCCGCCGCCCATGAGCGCCGCCTGTTTCAGGGCATCGACCGCGGCCGCCAGGGCGGCGCCGCCGGTCATCGACGGGAGGCGCGCGAGCGCGTGGTCGATCGCCAGATTGGCGAACGTCTCGAGCTTGAGCGCGGTCGCGATCTTGCCCTCGGCCGTCAGATCGGCGGTGTGCTGGATCAGCCGGCGGTGCACCTCGACATCGTGCGCGGCGCAGGCGGCCGACCAGGCCCATTTCCTCGACCAGCGCGACAGCGTCGGGACGGACGGGATGGGCGGCAGCAGCAGTCCGGTGTCGGCGAGGTGCAGAAGCCGCTCGTGCAGCCGCACCAGCGAGCGCGGCTCGTCCATGTTGAGCAGCACGGCGAGCGCGTGGTGGCGAACGGCAACCGTGGCTGCGTCATCGGCAGATGGGGATCCACGACGACGTGCCACGGCTGCCTCCACTGGCGCGCGCGCCACGACTCGCGCGCGCCAATCTCCTGTCAGGTCAGCGCCTCAAGCCTCTGGCGCGCAAGCTGCAACAGCTCGCCGGTGTTGGCCAGCTCGCGCTCGACCAGCGCGAGGCCGCGCGTGGCGTCGTCGAGCGGGCCCAGCGCCTTGAGTGCAAGCACGATGGCGTCGGCATCGTCCGCGGCGCGCGTGCGCAGCGTGTTGCAGCGTTCGGCGGTGGTTGGTGTGGCTGGGGCCGGGCTGGCCGGCGCGTCGTCTGTCATGGTCTGGTCCCCTCACGTGAAGGGCCGCGCTGCCGGTCAGGGGGGCGGCAGCGCGGCCCAGGCGCGGCTCAAGCGGTGTCCCAGGCGAATGTGACGATCCGCTTGCCCTCCGACCGGCACCACGCCTCCGGAGGTAGCGCCGATCATCGAAGGTTTCGCGCGGGCGTCAAGAGCGGCGATGGGGCGCGCAGCCCGTCGAGCCACCAGACCGGCGTGGTGGCCTCGCGGTTGGCGTCGTCGACCCAGATCGCGACGTCGCGCCGCACCAGGACGCGGACCGGCCCTCGGCCGGCGCACACGAGGCGCACGCCGCGCGGCGCCATCTGGGCATCGCGCCAGTGCGCGCCGTCCACCCGGATCATCGCCGCCCCATCGTCAGCGCCAGCGGCACGCCGCCCACGTTCTGGACGTGGTGATTGTCGATCACCACCGACGCGCCTGGCTGCAGGTGCGTGGCGCCAACGCCCTGGGTGCTGTACCAGGCGGGCCCCAGCGCCGCCGGCGCGCGCCGATAGTCGGTCCCGCGCAGTGCCGTCGTGCAGAGCAGAACGCCGCGAAACGTGAGGATGCGCCGCGCGATCTCGCTGACATGCTGGCGCAGCTCGAGCAGCGCCATGCCCATCAGGGCGCCCGGTATCCGCCGATCGACCGTCATCGCTTGGCCCCCCGGAAACGGGTGGTGATCTCTAAGCAATTGATAACGAGGCGTATTTAGCTTTTGCGTTTGCTGTTGCCTACGGTTGCGCCGCCGGCTGCGCCGGCCGCAGGTCTTCCCACCATGACGACGGATCCTTGATCTCGTAGGGCAAATCGCAGTTCCAGACCTCGCGCGGCAGCGCCAGGACGTTCTGACTGGTGATCGCCTCGAGCTCGGCGTTGGGCGCCTCCGGCACGCGAAATGATTCCGCGCCCCGCACCAGGCGCGGGAAATGCCAGAAGCAGCGGTAGCCGTAACCCAGGATCACCTCGAGCGTCTTCGCCGACTCGGCGCGGCGGTCGTTCTCGAAGTAGATCACCGGCCGGTCCGCGGCGATGCGATTCGCCCCGCCGCGCATGACCCCGCGCTCCATGCCCTCGACGTCGAGCTTCCAGAACGACGTGCGCCCGAAATCGCGCAGCAGGTGATCGACCGTCTCGACCGCGCAGGACGGCCAGTCCGGCTCGGGCTTGAGATCGAGCAGCGACATGGACCCGAAGCTTCCCGAGACGTCGTAGTTGATCGGCGGCATGAGGCAGCGGCCGCGCCGGGCGCCGAAGGCCATGCGCAGCAGGCGGCAGCGCTCATCCAGGCCGTTGACGTCGACGTTGTCGACGAGCAGGTCGTACATCGCCTCCTGCGGCTCGGCTGCGATGACGGTGCCCTTCTCGCCGACCAGCTGCGCCAGCGCGACGGTGTGCGCGCCGATGTTCGCCCCGATGTCGAGGACGACGGTGCCCGGCTCGACGAACGATGCGAACAGATCGACCTCATCCTCGCTGAACTCGCCGTAGAGATCGAGGCAGGGCCCCAAATACCGATCCAGGACAGGCACGCGGAACTTGCCGTGGAGTGCGTCTACGAGCTTGGTTTCCATGGTCAGCCCAAGTCCAGCGGGTTGAGCGGATGCGGAGAAAGCGGACCGTGGTGCGCGGGGCCGTCCCAGCGCCCGATCGCCACGTGCCGCGGCGCCGGCGCGATCAGGAACCCTTCCATCCACGGCAGCACGATGATGGGCACGCTCTCGAACCAGCCTTGCGGCTCGCGATGGGAGGCAAATCGAGGGCGCGCGTCGAGCTCGACCGGCCCGCGCATCATCATGTCCAGCACGGTGGGACCGATGTCGATCGCGAACGTCTTGAACGTCATCGGCCCCATGTAGATGACGCATCCATTCCGCAGCGCCTGGTTGTCCATGAAGGCAAATTGGCGGTGCAGCGTCTCGACGATGCTCTCGTTGTCGCGCGAGTCGCGGCGCCAGGTTTCGACGGTGAGCTCGGGATGGCAGCCAAGCTTGCGCAGCACCCAGATCGCGGCGCGCTGCGCCCATGCCCAGCCGCGCTCGGGGCGGTAAACGAAGGCCCCGAGATCCGGCACTCGCCGAAACTCCGGCGTCAGCGTGTAGGCGGTGACGCGCTGCTCACGCATTGGCGGCCTCATCGGCAGCGGGCGGCGCCTCGGTCGGAGGCATGATTCGCATCCCCGAGAACCGCGGGCGGATCTCGCGCGCGAAGTGGCGTCCGATCGAGGGCGCGGTGCGGAAGGCCTCCCAGGCCTCGGGCGGCACGTCGGCGTAGGTCCACAGCGGGCCGCCGGAAAACTGCACGAGCAGCGCCCGCGTCTCGGCGTCGTAGCCGATGGCCTGGATGTTGGTCGATGCGACAGGAACGAGCTCGACCAGGCGCGGGGCGGCGGCGGTCGGCGTGAACGGGCCTTCGGGCCCGGGCGTGGCGTCGGTCACGTGGTGGTTCCTTTCATGGTGCGGCGCTTCATCCGCCGTGATCCTTCACTGCCGCTTCCGCGCGCTCGAGCAGCGCCATCGTGCGGCGCTGGATCTCGACCGACGCCTCGAGGGCCGCGGCGATGCGCTCAAGGAAGACGTGCTCGGCCGGTCGTTCGAACGCCGCCAAGGGATTGTTCATCCGAACCGTGAGCATCACCGGCGGCGGCTCCGGCGGCGGCCGGTCTTGAGCGCAGCGCATGCAGCTGATTTGGCTGCCGTGAACCGCGAGCAGATCGCCGCACTGGGGGCACACCCCGGGCGTCCTACCGAACATGGTCGTGCCTCCGTGGTGGCCACAGGCAGCGCTCGCGGTGCGGCGGCGACGGGTGCAGCACGCGCAGGATGAAGCGCGCAGCCGCCCCGACGCGCCAACCGCCGCGGCAGCACGCGAGCAGCAGCGCCGCCGCGAAGTAAGCGGGGCCCGCCTGCCAGCCGAGCCAGACCACGGCCACCAGCACCAGGATCTCGATGCCAAGCGCCCACAGCTCACCGACGATCATCCAGCGCCGCGCCGCGCGCAGCTCGAGCATGTCGTGCACCATTCGCCTACTCCACCGTGACGGCCGGCCCGCGCTTAGGCGCCGGGGCCGGAGGCTCGAGCACATCGTCGATCATGCGCTGCACGAGAGCCAGGCGCGCGCCGCGCCCCAGGCGGATCTCGAACAGGACCGCCCCCGGCGTTTCGGACACGGTGAACCGGCTCTGCCCGCCGCGCACGACCGCGCTCGCGAGGGCAGCCAGGACCGCGCGCGCGAAGTCCTCGGCCTGGGAGTTGCCGATCGACAGCCCCATGCGGTCGCGCGCCACGCGCACGTCGTTCGCGAATTCGGGGTCCATCATCGGTGCGGCTCCGGGCTGTAAATGATCGTGGCGCTGCGAGGCGCCGTCGCCAGCACCGAGTCGTCGTAGTCGTGCAGGATCGTGCCGAGCGGAGTAAGCGTCGCCTTCCAGACGCGCCGCACCTCGACCGGCTCGTCGCTGCCCTGGGCGTGGACGCGCGCCAGCGTCGGCACGCGGAACGTGATCGGCATAAACTCCGCGGGCGCACGCATGATCGCGCCCGGCTTTGCCTTGCGCGCGCGCATCAGAACGTCCCCAGCGGTGCGTAGCGCGCCTCGCGCTTGGCCTGGTGCTGCGCGCCGCGGCGCCCCGGGCGCGGCGGATCGTGCGGGCCGATCACGGTCATTCGCGCGACGGCGGCGCGCCAGCGGTCGGGCGTCGCGACGTCCGCGACCTCGAGGTGGCGCGATCGAGCCAGGCTCAGCCGGCGCGCCCGCTGCGCGCGCTTGTGCCCGTCCCAGTGCTGCTTGGACATTTTTCGCTCCCTGCGATACTCGCGTGTTGCGAGATTGCACAGCATCGAATATATTGCGTGCACGGTCAAGCCGACCGCAACCAGGAGTCAGTGATGCAAGCACCGCAACAAGACGCGCCAGACCTCGTCGTCACCTCGCTGCTCGAGGGGCGGGTCGTCGACGACGTCGCCAGCGAGCCGATCCAGTCGGTCGCGGAAGGCCTGTTCGATCTGTTCGGCGAGGCGGGCCCAGCGCTGGTGGCGCAGCTGCGCAAGACCGGGCGCGTCGACCTCACCGTGACGCTCGTGGCGCACCCGGCCGGGGAAACGGTGGTGGCCTCCGAGCGCGAGCCGTTCCACCCGCTGGACGCTGACGAGCTCCGAATCGTGCACGCCGCGCTGGCCGCGTATGTCGGCGGGTTCGGGGCCGTGCGTCGGGCCGGCCCGCGCGACATCACCCGCGCCAACTGGCTACTCACCACGCTGAGTGCGTCGATCGCGCGCCAGGATCGCGGCGCGTGATGGCCCGCAAGAAAGCCGCGAACGCGGCGCAGCCCCTCCGGACATCGGTCCGGTGGGGCGGGGCGGAATTCGCCACGTGGATGCTCGGCTGCGGCCTGACGCGTGCGCAGGCGGCGGCGCTGCTCGGCATCCATCAGGCGACCGTCTATCGCGTGCTGCAGTCGCCGGGGCCGATCCCGCGCATGATGGAGTTGGCGTGCCTGGGCTGGGCTGCGCTCGACGCCGAGGGGCGCGCCGCGGTCGCGCGGCGACTGGGGGTGGCGCTCTGAATTTCCGGATATCGCACCTTGCGAGTAATCGCAGGGTGCGATATAGTCTTCGTGTCTGCAACCCAACCGTTCAGGATCAACCATGCTCAAATCCAAGCGCTACTGCCAGATCCCAGGCGACACGCGCCGCGAAATGACCCGCGCGCACCGTGACACCTCCGGTCGCGTCTGGCCGGCTGGCACCGTGTACGTGCCCCGCTCGAGCGGCATCGACAACCTGCTGCCCGGCGCGCCGAGCGTCGAGCGGATCATCGTCGACGGCGAACTCGTCGTGTTCGCCGGCCAGCCCACCGCGACGGTGACGGTGGACCGGTTCACGCCCGACAACACGGCCGGGATCTCCGCGGCCCGGCTCGCGCTGCTGAACCGCCGCTACGCGGCCCAGGCTGCCGCGCTCGACGCGTCCGACGCGCTGTACGACCAGCGGTGCCGCTCGCTGGCCGATCGCATCCTCCGGCAGGCGGGAGCGGCATGATGGCCACGCGCATCGCGCCGCAGCGCACCGGCAGGATCGGCGACTGCCACGAGTACACGCGCAACGGCCGCCGGCTGGCCGGCGGCGATCGCATGACGATCGACCAGCTGGTCCGCCACAGCGCCACGTGGCGCGAGACGTACCACTGCTACGACCAGGATGGCGTGGTGGTCTGGGCCCACCGCGGGCGCGAGATCGACGCGCGCGATCTGCCCTACGCGCTTCGCCCGCAGTGACCGACGAGGGGCCCTGGACGGATGGGCGGTCCAGGGCCGCCTCTGCGCAGGTGCTGGGCTGGCACGCGGCGGAAGCGGCGCGCAGCTGGCGCGTCGGGCCCAAGACCCTGACCGCGTACCTCGCCATCTGCGCAATCCACGACGTGGCGCAAACCCCGATCGCGCTCGGTCGGGGCGGTCGCTGGATACACGTGCGAGGATCACACCCCGATGTGAGCCCCGCTGTTCGTTCCGCCTGACGAAAACCCGGTTTTTTTGACCGCTGGATGGGGTCAAGGCGCCTGGGTGGCCTCGCCCCCCGGGAGCGCGGTCGGAAGCGTTCCTTTATCCGGAAAAACCGTTCCTTTATCGACGTCCTGGGGCGGGGTCTGCTCAGGCTCGGCGCGCTTGGGCGTTTTCGGGTACCACGCGGGGTCCCTGGATACCCAGCAGTCGTAGCACTGATCGGCGTGCTCGGCTCGCTTGAGCGCGTCGGCGGCTGCCACACCGCCGAGCAGGGGTGCCAGGCGCCGCCACCAGGGCAGGCGGGCGAGGAACATTTCGCCGTTCTGCCAGACCCACCAGTGCCACTCGCGGTCGCTCATCGCCGCGAACGGGATGCGCGGCTCGACGTAGAGCGGGTGGCGCTCCCAGCGCTGCGCCGGCGGCTCGTCGCCGGGGCGGGTTTTGCGGGCGGTCATGCCTGGGCCCTCTGCGCGGCTTGGTGGGCGCGCCAGATCCGCTCGATCGCGGCCTTGGCGTCGCTGCGGCCGGCGAGTGCGCCGGCGATCAGCGCGTAGCCCTCGCGGTCGGGCATCGTGGCGCGGATCAGTTTGCAGGCGGCCTCGAACCAGGCGCCCTGGCGCTGGATCGCGCGCCAGTCGAGCAGCATCGGCGCCGTGGCCGGCTCGGCGCCGGCGGTGCCGTTGGCCGGGTCGCGCACCGGGTTGCGGCCCTCGGCAATCGATTTTCCGACCTCCGGTGTTCCGCCGGGCGGTCCGCCGCTCGCGCGCGCGGTACTGGATTCAATCTCTCCAGAGGTTCCGGATCCGCGACCCGGATCCGGATCCGGATTCGACGACGGTTTCGGAACGGTTCCCCCAACGGTTCCCTGACCCTTCCCCTCGGCGATGGGATTTTCGCCATCGTCGAGGCTGTCTAACCACTTGAGAAACGGGAGTTTTCTTGAGGCGTCGAGGCGGGAGATCCAAAACCAAGCTGTCTGGATGGTTACTACCCTGAAACCGCCTTTCGGCAGGTCGGCGCAGAGTTTCGCCAGGCGGACCACCTGGTTAGGATTTTCTGGCCCGTCCCACTTGAGGAATTTCCTAATCAGGGTCCAGCCGGTCGGCCATTCCCGCACGATGAACCCGATGCTTTCCAGCTCGCGCAGGGCCTCGGTCATCGCTGATTCGGACCACCCGAGATCGGCGGTCAGGTAGCCCAGCGGCAGGCGCATCGCGCCAAGCGCGGAGCGGTGCGGGCCGGTGATGAGGTAGAGGGCAAGAAGCTTTGCTCGGTCCGAGAGGGTGTCCACTTTCTCGTCGGACCAGAATTGCTCGTGCACCTTGCCGTATGCCACGGCCATCCCCCTGTTTGTTGCGCGGTCGCTCGACGAGGGTGCCTGGGACAGGGAGCATCCCAGGCGCGAGGGAGCGACCCCCGCATGCCCTCGTCAAGCGCCACGAGACTGCCATGATTACCGCTACCGCGGCGAGACTAGAGCGCCAGGCGATCGGTCGCGCCCAGCGGGCGCACCGGCGCTAGGCCGCTCCACGCTCGCGCGAGCTCGAGCTCGACATCGGCCCATGTCGGCTGCTCGAACCAGCGGGGCGGCCTCCCGATGGCATCGAGTACTTCGGAAGGCGTGATCCCCGCCCGCCTGGCCCAGGCAGTGTGCTCGCGGGCGACGGCTCGGGCGTCGTCGCTGGGGTGCCAGGGTGGAGCGATGTTGAAGCGATAGCGGAGCATCCGAAATCCCCCGGGGCGTTGTCGTCGCGCCGCCATTGCTCGGCCATCACCTGCGAGTGGCGGATCTGGGTGGTGAGCTCGATCTGGCGCGCGCGCGACTGCTGCGCGAACCAGGCGGCAAGCATCTGCGTGAGCGTCGTCATGACGGCACCCCGAAGCGCGTCTCGCTGGCGTTGGCCGCGATCCCGGCGCCCATTTTACGGATGATGTCGGCCGCGTCTTCGTCGCTCATATGGCTGACCATTTGGGCCAGCGCATTGGCGACGCCGACCTCGAACGCGCACAGCTGCTCGCGCAACTGCGGCATCTTCGCGCCGTCGATCGCAGCCAGCACGATCTCGTAAATCTCGCGCGCCGTCGACGTCATCCGCTCGATCTGCTGCGCGGTCAGCGCGTTCGCCGTCGTCGTGTGCTTGGCCATGTCACGCGCTCCCATCGGTGCCGGCGGGCCCGGGCGTATCGAAGGCGCGCTGATGGCGGAAGATCGCCACCGACGAGCGCAGCGCCTCGGGCATGCGCGCAATCACGTGGTCGATGATCTCGGCCACCTTTTCCGGCTGCTCGTCGTTGAGCATTTCCCCCATCGCCGAAGCGAAGGCGGCCAGCAGGACGGTGAGCTGGTCGCCGAAGTTCCGCATCGCGTGATCGTGCTCATACAGCGCGTCGATCGTTGCTTTGGCCACGGCGGCCGCAGCCGTCGACAGCCCCCGCTTGTGGTCGTCCACCGTGTGATACTTGTGGCAGGCGGGGCACCAGTAGGCCTTCGCCCCGCCGCCGTGGTCGTATTTCGCCTGGCTCTCGGTCATTGGTCGCGCTCCTGGTCAATGCCGGGTCTTCGGATCGTCCTCATTCGCGGGCGCGCGCGTCGCCGTATAGGTGGCGAGCGCGGCCTGATAGCCCGAGCGCACCCGGTCGATCAGCTCGGGGATCTGGGATTTCAGGCGCGCGGTGTAGGCCTGACCAAGCAGGCCATCGAACCGCTGCGGGTCGACCAGCGTGCACAGCACGCCGTGGTAGCAGTACGACAGCGCGAAGTGGAGCAAACTGCCCGTGAGCTCGTTGGGCGAGCAGTTGCGCCGATGCGCCTCGGCCAGCAGCGCGCGTGCCAGTTGCTCCATGAACGGGTCGCGGTCCTGGAAGAACAGCGGCATATGCACGGCGCGGGCGCGCTCGAGCGCGCGCCGGCGATTCTCGGTGTCGTCGTCGGTCATGTCGGCTCCCCGTGCTGGCGGCGCAGGCGCGTCAGTATCCAGCGCATCACCGGGACGGCCATGCCGTTGCCCAGCGCACGATAGCGCGGCCCGTCCTTGGCCGGCCGGCCGCGATAGGTGATCGCCGTGTAGTCGTCAGGCACGCCCATCAGCCGCTCGCACTCGCGCGGCGTCAGGCGCCGCAGGCGCGCGCCGGTCGACACGCCGATCTGCCCGCCGGCGTTGGCGTTGCCGCCGGCATGCTCCATCGCGCGCAGCGTCGGCGCGACGTCGGCGCCAGCGTCGGCGCCGTGGTCCTTGACCGTGAACCCGATCGTCGGCGGCCGCGCGCGCGCCGCCAGTGCGGCCGTGTCGCCGTCCGCGCGCGAGCGGTTCTCGGGGTGCGTGATCTGCGTCGGATCGAAGGCCACCACGTTGCGCAGGCGGAAGTTGCCCCTGCCCTCGTGCGTGTACGAATCGCCTTCGCGCGCGGTGATCGGGTCGGCGACCGCGATGAACGTCTCGCTCTCGAAGTCCTGGTGCCCGTTGGGTCCTGGGTGCGCGCGCACGGCCGTCGCCACGTCGATAGGGCCGCTGGTGTTGTTGCCGCCCCAGGCCTCGACGATTGGCGTGCCGCGCCCGGTGCCGTCTTCAGACGCATCGGCGCCCTCCGCGCGCAGCGTGTGCGCGGTTTCGCCCCAGACCTCGACCAGTGCTGCGCCTTCGTGCCGGCTCTTGCCCCGCTTGCCGTCCGACGCGATGACGGGCGGCGCCAGCATGCCGAGCGGCGTGCCGGCCCCGCGGCTGCGGCCGGCCGTGGCCTCGAGCGTCGGCGCCACTTCGGCGTACAGCCCGGCGCGCAGATCCTGGCCGGTCAGTCCTCGGTCGACGGCGCCGCCGGCGGGGATGGTCCCGGCGATTCGCTCGCCGCCGCCTCGAGCAGCTGCCTCAGTCTCTCCGGCAATTCCCGGCCGCGCTTCGCGGCCCGGCGCAGGATCCCGGCGCAGGCTTGCCGGCTCAAAAAGTACCGCTGCGGCAGGTCGCCAGTCTCCAAGATGTCCGACAAGGAACAGGCGGTCGCGTCGCTGGGGAACGCCGAAATATCGAGCGTCCAGCCGCCGGTAGGCCCACCCATACCCGCACTCCCCCAGCGCCCCGAGGAAGATGCCGAAGGCTGTCCCGCGGTCGAGTGACAGGAGGCCGGGGACATTCTCGAATACCAGCCAGCGGGGGCGCAGGATTGCAGCCACGCGAAGGGCGATGAGGGCCAGGTCGCCGCGGGGGTCGGCCAGTCCTCGCCGGCGCCCGGCGATCGAGAACGACTGGCACGGGCTGCCGAAAACGAGAACGTCGATTGGCTCGTCGCGCGCGATTTCTTCCCACGGGGCATGTTTCACGTCCTCAAGGTTCCGGGTGCCGAGCCTGGCTGCGTGCACCGCCGCGGCGAAGCCTGGGCCCACGCGGCACTGCGGGTCGCGCTCGGCGCACCAGCGCCAGTCGATCTCGGGCGCGGCGAGCTCGGCGCAGCCGATGCCGCTGAACAGCGTGCCGGCTCTCATCACAGCCCGGCCTCGGGCCGCCACGGCGCATGCTGATTGGCGCGACGCCAGAACATCGGCTCATCGCCGCGCATCAGCATCAGATGCGCGATCACGTCGTCGGTCGGGCACATCGCGCCCGCCCAACTGCCGGCGTAGTAGGCGATCGGGTGGAGGCACAGCGCCGCCAGGATGCGCGAGCTTTTCTCGGTCGTGCGAATCGCGATCGTCGGGCGCAGCCGCCGAAACACGTAGTGCACGCCGCTACGCGCGGACTGCTCCATAAACATGCCGGTCAGCAGGTATTGCTTGAGCTGCCGGTGTCGGATCAGCTTTCCCAGAAGATCGACCGCCCGCCCCTCCTGCTCGATCCCCCAGGCGTCGGACGCGCCGAGGGTGTCGAGCATCTGCGCGACGCCGTGCACCGCGGGGATGATCCCCCACTCGACCTTGCCGCCGTCCTCCCAGATGATCACGTCGGCGCGTCGGTGCTGCGAGTGGAATTCGTTGCGCACCTTGATCTGCGCGTGCGCATCGTCCGTGCGTCCGATCTCCATCAGCCCCTTGGCGTAGGGGTAGCTCGGCTCGACCACGAGCCTCTGACCGTCGAGCGGCATCGGCATGCCGGCCCACTCGCCACGCTCTCCGGCGAGACGACGCAGCCCGTTGCGCAGTGGCGCCATGCCGTCGAGGCTTTCGCACGCGGCCAGCCCCGATGCCGCGCGATCGGCCCCGGCCTGACGCTTCTCGCGTTCGAGGCGCCGCCAGTTGCGCGCCACGGGTCAGCCCCCAGCCGATCGCGCGACCGCGACCGCGCGCACGCTTTCGGCCGGCACCCTGGCCTTGCGCCCGCGCTTGCGCGGCACGCGCTCGTGCGGACCGACAACCGGGGGGCCGTCACCCAGGCTCGGTCCCCCCGCTTCGTCGGGCGCGCCGACCACGAGGTATTCGCAGGTCGCCGGGTCGAACGATTCGGCGCGCATGTAGAGCGGCCGGCCGTCTTTCTCCCCCACCTGCACCAGGATGGCGTAGCCACGCTGCAGCATGTCGGTGACCGTGCGCTTTGCGATTTCCCGCTCACGCGGCTTCGCCGGGTCGAAGGTGATCTTCGTATCGCCCGCCCCAACGTTCAGAATCCCGACCTCACCCTTTGACATCAGCACCATCCTCCTCTTGGGCCCCCAGCGTAGGGCCGCGCGAATCCATCCTTCACCAGCTCGTCCGCGACGGACACGCCGTCGACCCAGACGATGCCAGGCGTGCGGCCGTAGCGGTCCACCCGGCCATCGGGGTAGCGGTCGCGCCGCTCGACGCGCACCTCGCGCGCGATCTCGATCCGGTGCTGTAGGAATGCGCGCGCGGCCAGCCCGAGGCTGCGCTCGCGCTCGCAGCGGGCGGGGTGCAGCTCGGGCGCGTCGATCCCGATCAGCCGCACGCGCTCGCCGGTGCGCGTGTTGCGCACGGTGTCGCCGTCGATCGCATACCAGCGGTCTTGCGCGAGCGCGCCGACAGCGATCGCGCCCGCCAGCACCGCGGCGCCAGCATAGGTGAGCAACCACAGGCGGCGCGTCATGGGTCGACCTCGAGCCGCTCGGCCATCAGCAGCGGAGCATCGCCGGCGATCCGGCGCGACGCGAGCGCGGCATATTCGGGGTTGAGCTCGATGATGACGGCGGCGCGGCCGAGCCGGTCGGCCACCAGCGCGGTCGTGCCGCTCCCGCCGAACGGGTCGAGCACGGTCGCCGGCACGGCCACGCGCCGCTCGATGCTGGCCACAGCTGCGCATTGCTCGCGCCGCCCCTGGTCGATCATCGCGCATTGCGCCTCCCAGAACGCCTTGGCGTCGCGGAGCGCCGCGTCGGAGGCGTGCTCGGAGCGCTTCGGGCGCCGCGGGTAGGGCAGCAGCGGCGGGTCCAGCGTGCAGGCGCAGGTGGGATACCAGCCGATGGTTTCCCGCTCGACCACGCCGCGCTCGGTCCCCGTCCACATGGTGTCGGGCGCGTGCTGCCCGTCCTGGCGCACGCCGCTGTTGGGCGCATCCGGCTGCGGGATCAGCCGGCCAACGGTCACCCGCTGCCACGGCGCGCCGCAGACCGCGCACACCCCGCGCTCGCTGGTGCCGGCCAGGATGGCTTGGCGCGCAAGCTCGGTCGGCATGGTCGCGAAATGCGCCTCGCTGAACGGCTCGGTGGTGATCGTCCAGACCGACCGCTTGTTGCGCGTGCCGTAGGCGCGGTTGGCAATGTCGATCAGGCCGGCATGCTGGTGCCCGGCGAGGCTCCCGTCAGCGTCGGCCGCCGCGGTCTTATGGGTCTTGTTCCCGGCCGCCCGCGCGCGGTAGCGCCCATCGCGATCCCCCTGGTTGTGCGCGACGGCGCTTCGATCCGAGCCGTCTGCGGCCCAGCCCATGACCGGCTTGGTATGCTCCCCATAGGCCGCCGGCTCGGCGATCGCCGCGGCGTCGAAGAAGTAGCGGGCGCGCTTGGTGAGCAGGTACAGCATCTCGTGCGCAGGCGTGGTGCGGTCGTCGACGCTTGATGGCATGGGGTTCGGCTTGCTGTTGTGCGTGAGCACGCCCGAGGCGAGCGCGAACAAGTGCGGCTCGTCCTCAATGCCGATGTCGTAAAAGATCCCGGGCAGGCCCCGCTCGATGGCAACGATAGCCGTGCGCGCGTGCTTGGTCGTGCTGCCGGTCCAGCGCAATTCGCCCCTGTAGCTCTCGAACGTGCGCGCGCGCCCCACCTTCGAGAAGGACTTGTTGAGGGTCAGCGTGCAGCCTAGACGCGCAGCAAGGCATCGCAGATCAGCGGCCAGGGCATCGTTTCGGCAAAAGCCGAGCCGCCATCGTGCGTTCGGCTCGTCCCGGTGACCGTCGCCGTCGAGGTAGCCTTCCAGGAAAGCGCGCAGCAGCGCGTTCGGCAATTTCCAGACTCGCGGGTGTATATGCTTGTCATGCGCCGTTCGGCCCGCAACGAAGTGCGCAATCGCGCCGCGTAAAATGTTGCCGTGCAGTGCGAGCGCCGCCGTGCTTCCGCCGTGGTGGCGCACCACACAGGACCCGCCATATTCCCTGGCGATCCGCGCCGTCCGCGCGTGCCGCTCAACCTCCTTGGTGTTGCCGGCGATCTGGATGCAGTCGTCCGACATCGATCCCTCGGCGAGGTAGAGCCCCGCCAGCCACGCCAGATCTTCACTGATCTGGGTTTCGCCGGGTTCGTCTGGGAGCGTCACGCTCGCCAGCACGTCTCCGATGCGCAGCTCGTCGGCGCGACGTTCGCTGCCATCGGCCAGCGGCCAAACGTGGTTGCCCGTGCAGTTGATCGTCTCGCCCGAGCGCAGCCGCAAGCGCATCGGTCGTTGCGCGGTCGCCGTGGCCGACCAGCCGCGCACGCGGCTCCATTTCTGCCCCGTCCACAGCGCGAGCGTCGAGGGATCAAGCCGCACCATGTCGTGTATCGACATCGGCCCGACGCCGCGATTCGACTTCACATAGAGGACCGTGCTCGGAGAGAGACACCACACGATCTCGTCGCGCAGCCACCAGCCGTCCGCCTGCAGCGCCAGCGCCAGCCGCGCCGGCAGCATCAGCCGCTGCTTCGACGCCAGCGTCCCCACCGTCGAATTCGGCTTGTCGCGAAAGGTGCGGTCGTCGCGGCCCTTGTAGGACGCGGCCGCGTTGCCGTTGGGCGTCGTGGCGTAGGCGTCGCCGACGTTGAGCCACAGCGTCCCGTCGCCGCGCAGCACGCGTCGCACCTCGCGGAAGATGGCGACCTCGTGCTCGAGCCACAGGTCCAGCGTCGGTTCCAGGCCGTGCTCGCCGCGCCAGGCGCCGCAGCGCGCACACCATGCGCCGCGGTTGGCTTGCGCCGCCGCCACCTGCGCCTCAGTCACCGCGCGCGATTGCGTCAGGAATTGGCTCGTCTCGCCATGGCGGCCGGCGCCGTTTCGGCCGTGCGCCGTCTCATCCCACTCGTGCGCGCAGGCGGCATCGCCGCCCCACACCTGCGGCTCGGTGCCGTAGGCGCGCGGCCCCCAATAAGGCGGGCTGGTGACGACGCAATGTATGCTGTCCGCGCGCATCGCGCGCAGGCGATCGAGCGCGTGCCCCACCAGAATCTTGACCGTCACCGCGGACCCCCTGAGCGATGAAGGGGCCCGGCCGCCGGCGCGACCGGGCCCCGGACTCCCCCTACTTGCCCGGCGCGCGCTCCGCAGGCGGCACTCCGTCGATCCACGTGGCGTCGGGCAGCGCCTTGAAGAGATCCATGATCACGTCGTCGTAGATCGACTCGCACCACATGTCCCACTGCTTCGGCTCGAGCGTGAAGTGCACCTTGCCCTCGCCGAGCTCGTAGCGCAGGAACGCCGGCACCGGGTATTCGCGATCCTCGTGCAGGAACGGCGTCAGCCGCAGCACCACCTCGCGCGGGACCGTGATCGTCGTCTCGGTCTTCTCGACGAAGGTCAGGCCGGTGTCGCGGTTCTGCAGGTTGATCGTGCCCTTGAACTGCGCGGACTTCGTGGCCTCGAGATCCATGGCGAGCTTGAGCAGGTCCGCCCCGGCCGGCGTCGCGATGTCGCCGGAGTACTCCTCGAGGATGCGCGCCAGCTTGAATTGCGCGACCGGCTTGCCGAAAAGACCGGTCCACCGCAGCCAGACCGGCGTGCGCTGCAGCTCAAGCACCACGCGCAGGTCGCGCCACCCCGGGCCCTCGGTCGCATCGTCATTGATGACGCCCACAAAGTTCAGCTCGAGGGCGGTACCGCGCGAGTCCCTGACTGCCCACCGATAGATGCGCGCGCCGTGATTGACCGCGGCGAACGCATTGTAGAGCGCCGCGAACGACGCGATGCTGTGCGCGACGTACTTCCCCCGCGCGCGCCGCGGCGCGCCCAGGTGCGCCTCGAAGTCGACGATCGAGTGAGTCCAGTTGGGCGGCAGCCGCCCCAGGACGAGCGCGGGGATCTGGTCCCCGTTCTCGTCGTGCACCGTCGCGAATGGCTGCGCGCCGCTGCAGATCTCGTTCAGCGTCTGCGCGATGTTCGTCGGTTCCTTTTCCATGCCCCTGTGCCTTTCCGTTTGCAAACGTTGCTGCTTCTACCCCTGCACTCAGCCGGCCTCGATCACCTCCCCGGTGGTCGGATCGACCGTGCTCTGCGGGACCGGCGCCGGGTAGCGGATGCGCGGCCGGTTCGGGTCTTCCAGCTCGAGCGTGTTGCCCTCGCCGATGTAGTAGGGCTGCCGGTCCGACTGCGGCACCGGCGCCTTCGTCGTCACCTTGTGGCTCAGCACCACCACCTCCTGGCCACCCTTGAAGGGCTCGACGACGATCTCGAGCACCACCTTCCCCTTCTGGCCGGTGATCTTCACGGCCTCGACGACGTGGCGCAACGCCTCGGACGCCTCGCCGTTGATGACGCCGCGCCGATGGGCGCGGACGAATTCCTCAAAGCTGTCCAATCGAATCTCCCGTGGTTCAGGGTGAAAGATCGCGGGCCGTCAGCCTGACCCGCTTGCGAGCCGCGCGCTTCAAGATCTCGATCCTGAAACGGTGCGGCACCCCGCGCTGGCGCCACATGCGTCGGGTATTCCGGACGGCGAGATCCAAGGCAAGGGCCTCGATCAGGCGCCACTTGGCGGCGGGGATTTGCGCTGGTTGTGATGCCATGCGGGGCGCATATTGCGCGACGTGCACATTTTGTGCAAGATGCCGTTTCGACAGATGGGGACCTCTACATGTCGAAGTTGCGATTGCCGCGGCGCGAGCCGCGGACCCGCTGGTTTTTGAGCGCCGCCGACCGCGCCGCGCTCGATCGCCAGCGCGCGCACGCGATCCTGGTGCGCTGCGCGTCCATGACACACCTGGTGGCCCAGGCGTTCCGCCAGCGTCGGCGCGCGCTTGGGCACCTCAAGCCGAGGTACATGCTGTGACGACTGCATTCCCGCTTGCCTGGCCCGATGGCTGGCCGCGCACGCCGGCGCATCGGCGCGTTCATCCGCGCTTCGGCGTCGGCTTCGATAAGGGGCGCGCCGATCTGTACCGCGAAGTCGAGAAGCTTGGCGCCAAGACGTGCGTCCTGTCGTGCAATCTCGGACTGCGAATCGACGGCCGGCCGCGCGCCGACGACGCCATGAAGCTGATCCCGGAACCCGGCGTCGCGGTCTACTTTCAGATGCGCGAGCGTCCGATGGTGATCGCGCAGGACCGATACCTGACGGTCTGCGAGAACATGCGGGGCATCTATCTGGCGCTGTCGCATCTGCGCCACCTGGAGCGCCACGGCGGGGCCCACATGATGGAGCGCGCCTTCGGCGGGTTCGCGCAGTTGCCGCCGCCCAGCGGCGCGGCGCCGACCACCGTCGACTGGCGCGTCGAGCTCGACATGGCGCCGGAGGGCTATAAGGCGTTCCCGAAGGGCGACCAACTCGCGATCGCCAACGCGCGCTACCGCGACATGGCGCGCCTGCACCACGCCGATCATGAGCGCATGATCCGGCTCAACGCCGCCATCGAGCGCGCACGGGAGGAATTGTCGTGATCCGCATCGCAGCCGTCGACGAAAAGGGCCGCAAGGCGATCATCCTTTGCATCACCGAGGACAGCGTCGAGCGCATGCGCCAGGGACGGCCGATCTGCATCGACGCCGCCGAACTCGGCTTCGACGGCACAATCGCAATCATCCTTGGCGGGGACAACGATTCGATGATCGCCGATCTGCGCACCGCCGGGCTGATTCGGCCCGACACGCCGATCGTTCGGCGCGACCAGGGGCCGACATGAGCGGCCTTCGCACAAAACCGCCGCGCCGCCGCGGATGCCCAATCTCCGTTCGCCTCGATCAATCAACGGTCGATGAAGTGCAAAAACTGGTGGCTGAGATCGGTTCCGGTGCAACGGTGACTGGTTTCATCGTCGAGGCCATCGAGCGCGAGGTTGCGCGCAGAAAGCGCGTCATGGCCGATCTGCTGGTCACGGAAATTGGCAATGACGGCTGACCGCGCGCGCATCATCACGGCACCCGAGCCGGGCTTCTACGCGCTCCGCATGGTGCGCGGGGGCCCGCTGGTGGCGGCGCGCATCTACCGGCCCTGCCCGATCGAAATGGGCGCCTGGGAGCCGTGGCAGCACCTCGACCGCTGGTATCCGCTCGAGGCCGAGATCGACGGCCAGCCGTGCGCCGTGGATCGGGTCTGGCTGTTCGGCCGCCCGATTCCCTGGCGCGAATTCGAGTTCCTTTCCCACCGCGCCCGCTGGGCGCGGAGCCACGCGCCGGATCACCCAGCGGCGCGCCCCCGGGAAAAGATCGACCTGGGTCGCATGAAACCACTGTTCTGAAAGGACGACAGATGAGCGACACGCACGCCCCCGCCGGCATCGGCGACAACATGCCGCCGCCGCCCGATTCCCCCTGGGTCCCGCAGACGGTCGACGAGGCGACGCTGGTTTCCGAGCTCGCCGAGCACAACGGCGACCTCGAGGCGCGCTTCACGCAGTTGATGGACGCCATGATCCGCTTCCGCGAGAAGGTCGGCGGCGCGATCAACGACGACGAGACGCTGACCCGCGCCGGCGGATTCGTGCTGCAGCTGCGCGACTGCGCCAAGGACTGCGACTCGCGACGGGTCGCGGCCAAGGCGCCCTTCCTCGCCGCCGGCGCGATCATCGACGGCTTTTTCAAGGGTGGCATGTCCGATCGGCTGAACGCGTCGGCGGCCGAGATCACGCGGCTGCAGAGCGCCTACCAGACCGCGAAGGCCGAGCGCGAGCGGCGCGAGGCCGCGGAGCGCGCGCGCCTCCAGCGCGAGCGCGAGGATGCCGAGCGGCGCGCGGCGGCCGAGGCCGAGCGCGAGAAGCGCGCGGCCGAGCAGGCGCGAATCGAGGCCGAGCGCGCGGCGTCGGCGGCGCGCAATCAGGCCGAGCGCGCGGAGGCGCAGCGCCAGGCAGCCGAGGCCGAGGCCGCGCGCAGGCAGGCCGAGGACCGCGCGCGAGCCGCCGCCGACGCTGCCGCCCAGGCGCAGCAGCAAGCGCGCGAAGCGACCAAGATCGAGGTGGCGCCGGCCGCCGCGATCACGCGCACCCGCGGCGACGTGGCGCTGACCACGACGCGACAGGTCTGGAAATACCGGGTGATCGACATCACCAAGGTCCCAGCCGCATACCTGCAGATCAACGATGCCGTCGTGCGCGCCGCCATCAAGGGCAAGACGGGCGTCCGCGAGATCCCCGGGCTCGAGATCTACGACGAGCTCGAAGCCACCAACCGCCGCTAAGGAGCAAGACCATGAGCGACAACACCAACATGCCGGCGATCGCCGAGGACACCCTTCCGGCCGATCTGGCGATGGCCGAGAGCACCAACCTCGCCACCCTGTTCGGGCGCGGGCCGGTGTCGCCGGCCCTGGCGATCATGCTCAACCCCACGCTGTTCGACCAGGTGCAGAAGATCGCCCGGTATATGGCCAACGCCAGGGGCGCCATTCCGCAGCACCTGCTTGGCTGCCCCGAGGCCTGCTTTTCGGTCGCGATCAACGCGCTGGTCTGGAAGCTCAATCCCTTCCCGGTCGCCATGGCGACGTACCAGACCCCCGGCGGCCGCATCGGCTACGAGGGCAAGCTGGTGCAGGCGATCATCGAGAACAGCGGCAAGGTGCGCGGCCGGGTGCGATTCGTGCACTACCACTCGGTGCGCGTGACGCCGCCGATCGCGACGCCCTTCGACGCGCGGTCCAACGATCAGCGCGTGGCGGAAGCTCGACTCAACGGCTGGCCGGTGGTCGACCTCTCGTCTTGGTCCAAGGTGCAGGGCCAGTTCAATTTTAAGCAGAGCGCGAAGGGGAACGACTACCCCGTGCCGGCCTGGGACAAGGCGGCAGAGCGCGGCCTGGGCGTCACGGTCAGCGCCGAGGTGATCGGCGAGGTGGAGCCGCGCGAAATGCACTTCGACCTGATCCAGGCGTTTCCGCGCAACTCCACGCTGTGGGCGACCGACCCCAAGACGCAGATCCAGTACGCCGCGGTGCGGCGCTTCGCGTCGACGGCCATGCCCGGCCTGCTGATGGGCATCCCTGAATGGTCGGACGAGGGGCCCGCGCCGGGCATCCACGCGCGCGACATCACGCCGGAGGGCGGTTTCATGCCGGCCGCCGAGCCGACCCGCGCCAGCATGGGGCGCGTCCAGGCGGAAGCGCGCCGGCCGTGGCCGGCGAGCGCGGCATCAGCGGGCGTCACCACGGTCGATCCCGCCGCCGAGCCGCGCGACGAGCGCCCCGCACCGCAGGCAGAGCCGCAGCCGGAAGATGAGCGCGCGCCCGAGCAGCAGGCCGAGGACGCCGCCACGTGGCAGGCTTTCGACGAGCACGGCGAGCCTGGGCAGGCGTTTTTCCAAGCGACCGATTTCCTGCGCTTCGTGATGGAGACGACCGCGGCGGTGCGCGGCACGGCGGCGCGCGCGCAGTTCCTCGAGAACAACCGCGCCATGGTGATGGCGGCGCGGCAGACGCTCGGCGACCACCCGCTCGCGACGCAGGCGGCGGACTTCTACGCGCCCCCGGCGGCGCCCGCAGCGCCGCCGCAGAGCGGTCCCGAGGCGCCATCGCTGGTGCCGCCGGTGGTGATGAAGCAGGGCAAGCCCGACGTGATGGCGTGGAATACGGCACTCGACCGCGCCGCCGCCCAGATCCGCGATCTGGCGATCATGGCCGATTTCCGCAGCCAAGCGCTCGCCGCCGCCCAGGCCGCAGGCCTGACGCCAGGGCTGGTCAACAGCCTCAAGCTCAGGCTCGCGCGCTACCAGGGCGAGGTGGAAGCGCTGAACAGGTAGGGGGTCGCACGGCTGAACACCTGGGTCAGAGAGGGCCCGCCCGGCAAGTCGCATGATGGGCAAAAAGCGCGGCCCCCCTATCGCGAGTCGCCCGCGCTCAACGCCTCAATCCCCGCCGTCGACGCGCCGCAAGGCGCGAACCATCAGGGGCAATCACGCGAAGGGCCCTCACCCTTCTTCCCAAGGCAATAAATCCGTGAATATCACCGAGGCTTTCGAGGCGCTTGAGCAATCCGTGGCCAAGGCGATCGACGACATGAACGGCACCGCGGCGATCCCGGTCGATCTCGCGCGCGCCATCCTCGACATGCGCCGACCGCGGCCGCGCGCCGAGTGGCACGAGGACATGGGGCCGGTGCTGTGGTGGAAGTTTCCCGTCGACGAGGCGCCATACGTCGGCGGCGAAAACGATGATGAATTCCTCGACTACGCGACGCATTTCACGCCGATGGTCCCGCTGCCGAAGGAGCCGAGCCATGGGTGAGCACACCGGCATCGCGTGGTGCGACCACACGTGGAATCCGTGGTGGGGCTGCACCAAAGTCGGGCCCGGCTGCGATCACTGCTACGCCGAGAAGTGGGCTGCGCGCACGGGGCACGCGGTCTGGGGCAGCGGCACGCCGCGCCGGTTCTTCGGTGACGAGCACTGGCGGGAGCCGCTGAAATGGGACGCCAAGGCGGCGCGCGCCGGCAAGATGACGAAGGTGTTCTGCGCGTCGATGGCAGACGTGTTCGACAACGAGATCGAGCAGCGCCATCGGGACCGGATCTGGGATCTGGTGAGGACCTGCCCGTCGATCATCTGGCAGATCGTCACCAAGCGCATCGGCAACGCGGCGCGCATGCTGCCGGCCGATTGGGGCAACGGCTGGCGAAACGTCTGGCTGATCGCGACGGTGGTCGACCAGGCAGAGGCCGATCGCGACGTGCCGAAGCTGCTGGCGACGCCGGCGCGGGTGCGCGGGCTGTCGATCGAGCCGCAGCTGGGGCCGATTGACTTGCGCCGCATTAACACCGGCCGCCAGCCAGAGGGTTCTGGCTTCGAGTACATCGACGCGCTGAGCGGAATTGGATGGTTTGATGGTGTCGATGGCTTTTGTATTCTCAACCTCAAGTACCCGCGCATCGACTGGGTCATCACCGGCGGCGAGAGCGGCAAGGTCGGTGTCGCGCGCCCGTATCGCATCGAGTGGGCGCGCTCGCTGATCGCGCAATGCCGCGGCGCCGGCGTTGCGTGCTTCGTGAAGCAGCTCGGATCCAACTGCGCCGACTCGTCCGTCCTCCGCGCGGCCAAGGGTGACGATCCCGCCGAGTGGCCGCGCGACATCCGCGTGAGGGAGTTTCCCAATGGCTGACCTTGTGCGCGTGCATGTGACCGTCACGACATACCCGGTGCTGCAAGGCGTTGTCGTGCCGCCGTCCGTCGAAGCCGTTATCAACCCCGACGACCTCGCGCGCGCCATACGCGAGGGCGTGGATGCGAGGCTGCGCGATCTGGCGCTGCTCTTGTGCAGGCGCGCCGCCAGCGGCCGGCGGGAGGTTGGCAACATCAGCGATCCGGTCGCGTGCGCTCAGGACGGCATCGCGACGGACATCCTCGCCATGGTGGCGCCGTCTTCGTCCGCCCCGCGCGAGCCGGCGCAGGAGCGACAGGACGGGCCGCCCGCTACCCAGCCCGACGAGGATTTCCGCTCCGGCGATCCGGGCGACGTGGAGCTTGTGCATACGGCGGCCGAGCGTCACGCCGCATGGGTCGCGGCGGGGAAGCCGGCCAACCGGCACGGCGGCGTGCCTGAGCCTAGCAAAGCGCCGGTGGAGCCAAACGCCGCATATCTCGACGCTATGCAAGAGGCGTTCGGCCGATGCTTGTGCTCCACCTGCCAAAGCCGCGTGGACGCGGTGAAAGGGTTGCGCGCCGCCCTTGCCGCCGCGCGCGCCCGCGCGCAGGCCGCCGAGGCGCGGGCCGCGATGCTGGAACGAGAAGCGGCGGCTGTGATCAAGGTGTGGCAGGGCGCGCCCGCGCGCGTGAGCTTCGGGCGTTTCATGGAAACCGCGTTGGGCAAGCTGAGTGTCGCTATCGATGCCTCCCCCTCTCCGCTCGCCCAGGCGATAGAGAGGGTGTTGGAGGCGTGGCGCACCGAATGCCTGCACGCGGAGTGGCAGGCAGCGCTGGACGCCCTCCGCACCGCCTGGCGCGGCGCAGAACCCGGGGAGACGACGTGATGGCGAAGGGGCATTGCATGGTCTGCGGTCAGGAACCGCACGCCGTCGTCCGTCGCGCCCTTGCGGAGGCCGACCGGCTGGCAGAGGCGTGTGAGGCGTTCCGGGCGCTGCAAGAGCGAACTGGCGTCGATTGGACCGTGCGCGCAGGGCTGCGGCGCAAAATGTACGAGGCCGCCGCCGCCTATCTGGCGGCCCGGGAGGAGACACGATGACCCGCATAGGCAACCCGTTCGTCCACTTCACCTGTGCGGGATGCGGTCAAGAGATCGCCCGCCAAGTGAACGCGCGGCGCTGCGTCGAGCAACTGGACGAGCTGCGCGCCGGGCCGCCGCTGTGGTGCGCGCGCTGCTCCGGCACGCGCGCCCCAGCACGAGAGGAGACACGATGACGCCGAGAGAGCGAGCGATAGACCCGCGGATTGAGATCATGGCACGGGCCGAATGCGCGACCGATTGCCGGCGCGCGCCCGACCTGTGCAACCACACCGCGGCCGGCTGCTCTGAATGGCGGATGTACGCCCGCGAGTGCCGCGATGCCCTGATCGCTCTTGAAGCCGCCGGCTATGCGGTCGTGCCGGCCGCCGAGGCGCCCAAGCCGGAGGGGGCGAGCGGGTGGCAACCGATAGAGACGGCGCCCGAGGAAGGCGAATTCCTCGCGTGGCAGGCTCACCACAAGCGCGCCGTAACCGTCATGCGCATGGAAGTGATGGGCGCGGACGCGGTGATTGACCAGTGGTCCGGCAAGTGGTTCCGCGCCAAATGGTGGATGCCGCTAACGCCCCCTCCCCAGTCGTAGCCCGGAGAGACGCATGGACCCCAAATGGCTGGTCATCGAGAACATGGTCACGCTGGCAGCCGCTACTGCCGTCATCCTCGGCGGCTTCTGGCTGGGCGCTGGCGGGTGGTCCCTGTGGGGGGCGGTGTTCCTGCTGAACCTAAATTATCAGCGCCGCGACGATCCGGCCGCCGCCGCGTCGAACCCAAAGAACTGACGCAGCGCGGAGACGTTCGCGGCGCACTCGCCATGCGCCGCGACCACCGCCCCCACATAGGCCATCGTCACCCGATCGCGCGCCACGACGAGCGCGCGCGTCACCTGCGGGCCCGTCGTCAGCGACGGGAGCGGCCCAGGCTTCGGCGCCGGCGGGCAGCGGACCACGCTCTCAGGGGGGACCACCCGCTCCACCTGGGGCGGCTCGGGCAGGACCGTCCGCTCCGCGCAGCCGCTCGAGCAAAGCGCCAAGACCATCGTCACCAGAAGCCGCCGCATCGTCCGCCTCCCTGATTGCCTGGTCGACCGCCCGGCGCACCGCGGCGCGCCGGTCCTCCCCGTCGCTGGCCGCAGCGTCGCGCGCGGCGCACTGCGCGGTGAGCTCGATGCGCGCCGCCCGCTCGCCCGCGGCCGCGCGCACCGCGTCGGCCAGGTCGTTGCGCAGCTGCGCCACCTTCGCCTCCTGCCACTTCCACATCCCGCCGGCACCGACGATCACCCCGCCGGCAAACAGCGCCGCCAGGATCGCCCCCTTGAGCCCGGCCAGGAATCCCATGGCCGTCAGGCTCCGGTGTAGGCGAAATGCAGCACGTCGCGCGCGCCGGCGCCGGCCTCGACGTCGGCCGCCGCCAGGAAGTGCCCCTTGATCGCCGCGTTGCGATTCGCGTTCGTCTTGCGCGATTGGGCGTTTTCGGCGGCCGAGCGCCAATCGCGCGCCAGGATGTTGGCCACCGTCTTGGGCCAGTCGAACGAGGCGCCAGACGCCCAGGCGCGCAGCAGGATTCCCATCTGCGCGTCGGCCGGGAAGCCATCCCAGCCCGGGAAGCGCCGGCGCAGGATCTGCTCGTCCGCGTGCAGACGCCAGTTGAACAGCCGATCGACCTCGCCCTGATCGAGGTAGAGCTTCGCCGCGGCGCGCTTGCGCCCGGGCCCCGCCTCCATCAGTTCGGCGTTGTCCTTCATGCGCTGCCACTCGCGCACCACCTCGGCCTCGCTCACGGCCTGGCCGGTCAGGCGATCGCGCCACGTCCACATCAGCGCCGGCGACCACGGCGGCACCGCCTTGTTGGCGCTGGCGTCGATCAGGTTGCCGAGCCCGGTGGTCACAAGCCCAACGATGTCGGGGTACATCGTGTCGAAGATGCCCTCGAGCCGCCCCGATAGCGGCCGAAAGGCCTGCGCGACGGACGGATACATGATCCCCTCCCCTAATTGCCCGTGTCGGGCGTGAAAGGAACGCGCGTCGAAGCGGGCACGCGCCGCTGCAGCGCACCGATGCGCGCCAGCTCGGCGCGCCGCTGGGCGATGCGCTCGTTGAGGCTCGCAATGCGCGCCTGGTAGGCCGGCTGCGACAGGACGCCCCGCTGCCAGTCCATGCGCGCCGCCCGCTCCTGGATCTGCAATTCCCGGATCTCGTGCCCGATCTGGGAGCGCTGGATGGCGAAGCCCTGGCCGACGTCGTTCGGCGCCAGCTTCACGCCCAGGCCGGAAACCACCGCCTCCGCGAAGCCGTAGGGCCGCCCGAGCCGGTCGCGCACGCCCTGGGATGCCGACCACACCTTGTCCCAGGCCCACGAGCCCGGAACCCAGGCGGCATTGGGCATCCACGCCTTCCAGATGTAGTCGAAGGTCCCGGCGACGCGCTCGCCGGCGGTCGCCGTGCGCTCCTTGATGATGTCCTCGCCCGTGAAGGCCGAGTGGTTGAGCAGCAATTCTGCCGCGACCATCAGCGGCCCGCCCGGCTGCATCCACTGCAGAAGCGGGATCACCGAGTGCGACTGCAGCGAGTCGAGGAAGTTGCCGCCCGGCACCCAGTTGCGCAGATCGAGGAACATCGGCCGGCCATAGTCGTCGTTCCACAGCCGGAGCATGCGGTGGCCGATCGGCGCGAACAGCGCCCAGAGATAGCCCTGGTTCTCGCGCCGCAGCGCCGCGCGCTCCGCTTCCTCGTCGCCTGGCCACATGAGGTAGGCCAGCGCGTTGAGGCCGTAGAGCAGGCCGGCGTATTTGGCGACCTTCCACGGCTTGGTCGCCAGCAGCTTCGCCATCATCGGGACGGCCCGATAGGTGTAGCTGATGAACGGAAGCACCGTCTTGCGCGCCGCCTGCACCCACGGCGCGCGGATGTCGTAGTCGACGAAGGCCTCGCGCGCGTAGTTGGCGGCCGCCACCGGATCGTCGCCCATGCGCGTGCGCGTCATGTAGGCCGCCATCTTGAAGACGTTGTCCTCGAGCTGGTAGAGCGCCAGCATCTTCGCGTCGAGCGTCTTCGCCAGGTTCACCAGCTTGTTAACGTAGGCCCCCATGAAAGCGACGCGCGCCGACCAGCCGCGGGGCCCGATCACGGCCTGCGACGGCAGCGTCTGTTGCTGGATCTCGCGCAGCAGCGGCTCGAGCACGTCGCGACGCATTTCCACGGAGGCAAATCCGCCCTCGAACACGCCGGCATCCACCGCCGCCTGGTAGACGCTGTCGCCCCGCGCCAGCGCCTTCACCGCCCGCACCAGCGTCGAGAACTGGATGTCGTGCATGTCCATCAGCATCAGGTTGCTGACGACGTTGTTCATGTGCACGACGGGCGAGCGCGCGGTCTTGTTGAGCTTCCACTGGTTGAGGATCGGCTGCCACCACGACATGAGGCTCGAGCGGTCCATCTGCAGCTGCGTCGAGTGCAGATCGCGCCAGATCTCCGGCCGCACATACATGCCCGACAGCGCGCCCCAGCGCTTCTTGCCGCCGGTGTCGGGGATTTCCTCGTCGGGCACGCGCACCCACTGGGCGCCCTTCGTGCTGCCGGTCCAGTTGTTGTAGTCGCTGGCGTTGATCCATGATTCAGCCTCGACCGAGTCGCGCGCCCAATCCTGGTTGGCGGCGACGTCGCGGAAGAACCGCCCCGTGGCAAGATCCTGGCCGAGCAGATGAAACGTCTTCGCGATCGTATAGCGCGCGTCCAGTATCTCGCCCATGCGCTCGCGCTCGTCTGGTGTGAAGTCGCGCCAGATCACGGCGTCCTTGCCGTTATGGGATACGGACCGCACCTCGAAGGTTCCGCGATCGGTCCAGCCTGCATAGTGGTCGGGGATCGCTTCCTCGGCTGGCCAGTACACCCGGTCGATCACGCGGCCCGTTGGCTGCTGGCCCACATCGACCTCGGGCGCGTCTGTCTCCCGGGTCCGCTCGAGCAGGACGAACTTGGCGCCGCGGAGATCGGCGGGCCGGCGATCGCCCCACCATTCGCGGGCGTGGCCAAGGATCCGCTCCACCTTCACGTTGAAGAATAGGCCGCGCCCCTTCATTTCGTCGGCCATGAACCGCACGCGCGCCGCCTTGGCGCGGTTGGCGACCTTGGCCTCGGGCGTGCCGGCCGCCGCCGCCTCGTACTTCTGGTAGACGCGGTGCAGGTACGTGCCGCGATTGCGCTCGTAGGACTCGCGCGAGATCAGGCCCAGCGACACCGCCTCGAGCCCCATCGCATCGACCGCAGCGCGGATCGCCTCGGCGCGCTGGCCGTACCGGTCGAACAGCGCCGTCCACTCGGCGTTGTCCACGAGCTCGCCGGTCAGGAACTTGTGCAGCGTGCGCGCCTCGGCCGCCGTGATGTTCTGGGACGCCAGCCATTGCGCGTGCTCGGTGCCCTGGCGCATCAGGCGCGCGGACTCAAGCTGGCGTTCGCGATCGCGCGCGCTGTACGCCTCGTCGAGCCCGTAGCGGTTGATCAGGCCGATGCGCGCGCGCTCGAGGAATTCGTTGATCGCGGCGCCGCCGGGGAAGCGCTCCGGCACCTTGGCCGACTGCTTGAGGTGGCGCGCCAGGCGCAGCACGGCGGCGCCCGGCCGCCACTCGCCGCGCTCGTTGACCCCGCCGAGCAGTCCGTGGAACGGCAGGCGCAGCAACCAGTCCATGGCGGTCGGCCGCTGGATCGCGCCGCGCACCACCGCCGCCTGGGTCTGCTGGTTGGCTCCGCTGCCGCCCGCCCGGCCCGGGTTGGGCTGCTGGAACAGCGAGCCTTGCCGGCGCGCGTTGGGATCGAACAGCGGCAGGTCGGCGATGGTCTTCTGCCCCTTGGCATCCTGCTGCTTGCGGGTGCCCGGCGCATCCATGCGCCGCTCCGCGGCCTCGCGCGGCGTCACCGGCTCGGTGCCGGCGATCTCAAGCTGCGCCGGCGCCGGGCGCGCCGGCGCGGGCGGGGCGGGCGCGGGCTTCGGCCCCTGGCCGAATTCCGCCTTGATCTCGGCGACGCGCCGATTGTACTCGGCCCGGCGCTTCTCCGGGATCGCCCCGATGTCGGGGTCCTCCATGGAAGCTTCGAGCTCGCGCAGGCGCCGATCGAGCGGCGGATCTTCGGCGTCGAGGAGCGGATCGACCGCGCGCGCGCCGCCGGTGACGGCCCAGCCGCCGCGCGCCGCGCGTTCGGCCCAGTAGTAGCGCCCCGTGCTCTTGGTCGCCAGCGCCGCGCGCGCCTCGGCGTCCGCCTTGGATGTCCCCTTGCCCGGTATTCCACCCCACCACGGCCGCTGCTGGCTCGTCATTTCGCCGGCGTCATTGACCACGCGGCGCTCGCCGCCTGCCGCCTGCCGCAACAGGCCATCCTCAAGACGCTGGAACAGCTCGCGCGCCCCTGGGTCGCGCCGCAGGAAGTCGCGCGCCCAGGCGTGCAGGGCGCGGAAGAAGCGCACGACGCGCATCCAGATCCGGCCAAGTTCCGTCTTCGGCTCTGGCGCGCGCCCCGCCCCCCAGGTCGCGAATTCCTCGGCGATCGCTTCTTCGAGCATGATCGATTCCGCCTCGCCTTCGTAGCGACCGCGGATCTCGTACTTGTCGATCCAGTTCTCCCGCTTCGCGGCCTCGACCAGCGTCGCCCAGTGGGCATCCGTGATGATCCCAAGGCGCCTGGCGATATGCACCGCTTCATGACGCGCGGTGCCGAAAACGTTCGGCGAGCGCATCGACAGCGCGAGCACGTAATCGACCACCTGGCCGACAGCGTCGCGCTCCCACCGCCCCGTCGCCTCGTCCCAGAACACCGACTCGCCCTGATAGCGTCCGAGCGCTCCGCCCCACACCTCGGACTTGGCGTAGGTATCGGTCAAGGTGTCGGAGATCACCGTTTCCTGGGTCGGCCCCAGGATGCGCTCGATCAGCGGCCCGACCTCGCTGGCCGCCCGCTCGCGCCGCGCCACGTCCTCGGGCGAGCTGCTGAAAAAGGCGACAGCGTCCCACCCGACCGGCTCGGCCGCGCCACCGTCCTGAACGGCGAACGGGCTTTCGGGCGCGGAGCGCGGCCGCTGCTGCTTCGACCTGATGACGACGTCGCGATCGTCAAAAATCACGTAGTTGCGCGTCGGGTTGGCCAGTAGCTCGCGCTCCTTCGCCAGCTCGGATTTGGCGTGCTCAAGGAAGCGAAGCGTTTCGGCCAGGTTCTTCTCGAGGTTGTCGTGCGCCTCGCGCAGCGTGGCGATTTCGCTCGCCGCATACCCCCGCGCCTTTGCGCGCTCGATGACGCCCGTGCTGCGCTCAAGGCTGTGCCGAATATTTGCCACGCGCTCCTCGGCGCGCGTCACAAACCCTTCGGCGTCGGCTACGGTCTTGGGCGACGCGAAGCGCGATCCCGCATCGCGATAGCGAATGCCAGGAATGCCGACAGCGGCGAGAGCGCGCGAAGCGGCTGGAGAGCCCTCGTCGCCGCGATGTACAAAACCCCATCCCCGCGGTGTCCCAGCCGGATCTGGCGGTGGCGCCTTGGCTAAACTAGCGGCCAGACCTCTGTAGATGTCGGCGCCGGTCATGTTCGCGTGGTCGACCGGGTGCGCCCACCAGTTGTCGGCCAGGATCTTGCGGACCTTCGGCGACTGCTGGCTCAAAGGCGCGTCCCAATCGAGGTAATCGGACTCCTTCGGTGCCAGATCTACCGTGTAAAGCCGACCGCGGTTGACCTTGAGATCGATGTCGCCGCGCGCGATGAGCGCGAGCGCTTCATCGTGGTCCCGCAGGTTGACGCGCTTCTCGTTGGCCTCGTCCCGGCTTTCAGGCTCGATCGACAGGATGTGATCGCGGCTTTCCTGCACCGCGCGCGCCAGATCGTCGAGCGTCTGCGTCTCGTATTCCTGCGCCTGGCTTTCGAGGAGGGAGAGAACCGGGTCGGGCGCGCCCGCCGGATCCGGCGTCAACCCCTTGCGCTCTACAGAAATGGTGCGCGCGCTGAGCGACTTTTTGTAGTACTCGGCGACCTCGCGCTTGCCTGCGAAATACAGGCCCCAACCGTAGGACTGCGCGCCCTCCCCCGTTCCGATCTGGCTGGCATCGAACCGATCAAAGTCGTGCGGGGAACCATGCCACGCCACGTGGAAGCGAGAGCGCGGCCGCTGCATCGTCGAGCGCCCGGCGCCGCGCTGGATATCGGCCACGGGGTGATCGGCCAGGATGCGCCGCAGCACGCCGGCCTCGCCCTCGCCCGCCGGCAGGAAGTAACGCGGCCGCGCCCCGTGCACCTCCACGATCACGCCATCGGCCTTGAGCCGCTGCTGCTGGCTGTAGTTGCTCGGCCCCTGGATCTCGATGCGCGGATCGCCGCCGACGCGCGACAGGCGCAGGACCCAGCCGTTGACCAACTTCACCACGGAGCCGTGCGTCCGCACGCTGGAAGCGATCTCGGCCGGCGTCATCTGCGCGGCCACGCCTTCCGTCCCGGCGCCCAGGTTGCGCAGCGTCTCCGCGATGTCGCCCTCGGCCACCTTCCGCCCCAGGAACCGCTCGCCCTGGTCGGTCTGCAGTCGCACCACGCGCGCGTGCGACTGCGGCAGCCGATCCCACACCGGCAGGATCGTGCCGGTGATCAGATGCACGGTATCGTCGCGAAAATCAGGCACCGCCCGCTTGTTGCGCTCCCACTGCTGGCGCGCCTCGTCCTCGGTCACGGTCTGCCAGCGGTCGATGCGCTCGCGGTCGTCGCTCATCACCTCGTCGGTGGCGATCATGCGGTAGCGGGCGAGCACGGCGCCCGTCTTTGAATCGGTCCGCTTCGGCGCGTCGACCAGCGCGAACACGCGGCGCGCCTGGGGCGACACCACCCACCGGATGATCCGGTCGCCCTGCTGCTTCACGACGTCCGCGAACTCGCGCGGGTGCGTCCGGTATGACATGCGCACCTGCACATACCGCGTCTCGGCGCCCGTGCGCTGGTCGGTGTAGACCGTCCGTTCCTCGATCTTCGCGACCTTGTCGGCGCGCAGCGTTTCGAGGCCGATGTCGAGCACCCCGCTTTCGCGCGCGCTTTCGATCGCCGCGTCGAGCAGGTTCTGGAACCGCTCGAACACCGCGTTCTGGGTATTGATCTTGAGCGCCAGGATGCGATTCAGGAACTGCGTAATCTCGGGCGCGTCGACCGCGTTCCCGTTGCTGTCGGTCAGCGCAAGCCCGGTCTGTTCCTGGAATTCGTCCGTCGTCACCCCCTCGACGCGCCCAAGCCGGATGTCCACCCAAAGCTGCGCAAGCGCTTGGCGCGCCTGCGTGCTTTCCAAATTGTCGCGCGCCGAGAACAGGCCTTGCTCGGCCGCCTCGCGCTGCCCCTTGGTAAGCGCGCCCAGCTGCGCGATGCGGCGCGAGATCGACGTGATGAACCGCTTTTCGCCTTTCAGGTTGGTCGTCACCAGCCGCACCAGCGGCGCCGACGCCTGGTTGGCGCGGTGCGTGCGCCCGATTCCCTGCACGGCATTGTCCGCGCGCCACCCAGGCTGCAGCACGTAGTGGACGCGCCGCCGGTCCTTCGACGCGACGTTGTTGTCGGCGTGGTAGCTCACCCCGGTCCCGCCGGCGTCCGAGAACACCAGGATGCGGCGCTTTCCGCCCTGGAATTCCGACGCCTCGCCGAGCGTGATCCGCTCCGAGCGCTTTTCCTCGGTGCGCTTGATCTCGCCCGTCCTGGGGTCCTTGGCCATGACGTAGCGCGCGCCGCGCCCCGTGACCTCGGCGACCTTGTCGGCGCCGAAGTGCTCGAGGATCTGGTCGAGCGCGCCCCGCGGCACGGAAATCGCCTGGATGCGCTCGAGCAGAGCGTCGCGCATCGCCACGGCCTGGCGGTTCAAGATCGGCTGCCCCTTGCTGTCGAACGCGGGCACCATGCGCGTCTTGCCGCTGTCGTCCGTTTCCTCCTGCATCTGCTGCACGGGGAAGGACTTCTGGACGAGTTGGATCAGGATGTCGCGCGGCGTGATGTCGAGATCGTCGAGCGTTTCCTCGTCCTCGAGCGCATCGACCGCGCGCTCCGTCGCCGCCTCGTCGGTGTTCACCAGCTGCACGACGGCCTGGCGACCCTCGCGCACGTCCGCCTCGATCGCCGCGATCAGGCTCGGCGTCTTCATCGCGGTCACGATCTGGTTCCAGAACCGCAGCGAGGCGCCCCAGAAAGCCGACCGCGCGTTGCGCGACGCGTTGCGGTCGACCTTGATCTCGCCGTCGCGGTTCGGCCGGCCGGTCGTCAGCTCGAGGGCGGCGTGGATGTTGCGCAACACGACGTGCCACGCCTCGGCCAGCGTGTCGTAGATCTCGGCCTGCTCGGGCGTCAGCGCGTGCTCGAGCCGATCCTGCTCGACGCCCCGGAAGGACAGGTTGCGCGCCAGGTAGGACCCGAGCTGCTTCATGTCGCGCGCGACCAACTCCATGGTCGCAATGCCGCCCTGCGCGATGCGCGACATGAAGTCCGTCACGGACGCGAACGGGGTCCCGCGCCCCCACAGCCCCAGCCGCGCGGCATAGCCCAGGTTCTGCACCTCGGTCGCGCCGGTCGCCGACACGTAGACGATGCGCGCGTTCGGCAACGCCGCCTGCAGTTCCATCGCGGCGCGCGCACGCGCCGACGCGTCCTTGACACCCCGCGCTCCCTTGGTCGGAAGCGCGGACTGCATCATGTGCGACTCGTCGAAGGCGATCACGCCGTCGAAGTCCTTGCCGAGCCATTCGACGAGCTGCCCCAGGCGCGAGGTGCGGCCGTAGTCGAGCAGGCTGGCCTTTGCCTTCGGGTCGGCCTTGTTCGTCAGCTTGGCGTTGCGCGCGACACCCTTGAGCGTGTCGTAAGTCGCGAAGATGATGCCGCGCTCGGCCTTCACCGGGTCGCCCAGCTTGGCCTTGTCGAGCCGAACGACGTCGCCGGCCGTCCCGCCGAGCGCGGACCAATCGCGCTGCGCGTCGCGCAGCAGCCGCTTGTTCTTCGATATCCAGACGTGCCGTTTGCGGCCGCGGTTGATGTTGTCGAGGATGATCGCCGCGATCTGCCGCCCCTTCCCGACGCCCGTGCCGTCGCCGATGAAGAACCCGCGGCGCTGCGCCGTTTCGCCATCGGCGGCCGGCAGCATCTGCTCGTGCGCCTGGCCGGCATAGACCACCGCCTCCATCTGCGGCAGGGACAGCGTGCCGCTGGTGATGAGCTTGGGGTCGAGCTTCGGGGCATAGGTCGGCGCCGGCGGTTCGACCGTCGCCATGGCGGCCGATTGCACGAGCTCGGTCGGGTGCGGCCTTGCCCCCGGGATCGACAGCCGTTGCGGCCGATACGTCTCGTAGACGTCGGTGGTCAACTCGCCCTGTTCGGTCGCCGTGCCCGTGGCATCGGCGATCGTCACCTGCCCTACGTCGGGCTGGGCTGGCTCAGTGAGGGGGCTACGGCCTGGAAGCGCGTCGCCAGATGCTCGAGGACCGCCTGGCCCGCCGCCACCGGCGACGGCGCCTCCCGCACCGCCCGTTCCAGATCCGCCATTTCGTCCATCGGGTCCGCCCCCTGCGGCGTTGCTAGGAACTGCACCACCTTGGCCGCCGGCTGCGTCGACAGCGCCGCCACCGCCGCTTCCAGCCGGTGTCGCGCCCACGCCGGCACCACGTTGTCCGGGGCCCTTTCGTCGATCGCCAGTTCCGCCAGTTGCAGGAGGTACAGGCGGCGGGGATCCGGCGACCAGTCCTCCGTCTCCCGCAGGCGCGCCAGGGCCGCCTGGTTCGCCGGAATCCTGTTCTGCGGCAGTCGTTCGGCTGGCACGGACGGCCTCCATCAAGTTGAGAAGATCGCTCAGGCTGGCGACGTCTCCGGCAAGGCCGGCCGCACGGACCTCGGCAAGCGTCTCCTGGTCCCGGGTTGGCCGAAACTTGTCGATCACGAGCACGCGGGTCGCAAAGTCGGTCCCGTACTTGCGGTAGACCTCGCCCGAAACGCCAATGTTGGCGCGCACGGTGTATTCGTGGCGAATCTTGCTCCACCAAGCGCGATAGGTCGGCGCGTCAAATGACATGCCCCGGCCGACGATCGCGACAAGGCGCCCGCCTGGCCGCAGGGTTTTCAGCGCCGCTTCGATGTGCTGCGCCCCCACCATCAGGTCGCGCTTGTCCGTGCGGCCGGCGGTGGCCGAGAACGGCGGGTTCATCACCACGACGCTCGGGCGGTCGGCCTCTTTGATGAGGTTCGGCAGTTGGACCGCGTCCTCGGACGTGACGTCGACCCCAAGCGCCTTGAGCGTCGCAATCCGCCGCTCGGCGATCTCGTTGGCGACAACCTTGCCGCCGGCGTTTTCCGCCATCACCACCAGCGATCCCGTGCCGGCGGACGGCTCGAGCACGCGCTCTCCGGGGCGGATCGCGGCCGCGCGCGCCACCACGTAGGCATAGCTCGGCGGCGTCGAAAACTGCTGGAATGAAAGCTGTTCCTCGGTGCGCACCGTCTGCGTCGGCAGATCAGCCAGCATCTTTTCGATGCCGGCCACCTGGTAGCGCGCGATCTCGATCTTGGGCGTGTTGGGCGCAAACCCAATCGGGTCCTCAAGGCGCATGTTGACGGCCAGCTCGAGCGCGTCGTAGGCGTCGCGCGGCGACCACTTACCCTCCGCGCGCGTGCCGCCGAATGCCCGGTCGGCCTCCGAGCGCAGCACGTCGCGGGTGATCGGCTCGTTTTCGTGCAGCCGCTTGGCCAGCGCCACGGCCAGCGCAACCACCTTGCCATGCGGCGCCGCGGGGGCGTCACCAGCGGGCGGCGCCGGCGGCGGGGCGGCGGGCGGCGCCTTGTCGGCGAAAGGATCGTAGAGCAGCCCGGCCTTGTTGTGCATGCCCCACTTCCAGACCTTGCCGTTGTAGCTCACGGTCGCGATCGCGTTGCCGTCGCCGCCGCGGATCATCACCGGCGGGAAGTTCGACGCGCCGCCGCCCCACTCGTCGCGCGCGCGCGCCACCATCTGCGACGCCTGCTCGAACGACGTGACGGGATAGCGCTTGTCGCCGATCTCGAGCGTCATCGTCGTGGCCGGCGGCGACGCCTTCGGCGGCCGCTCGCTCTGGCTGGCGTCGATCAGCGCCACGACGTGGCGCGGCTCCCGGCCGATCGTCAGCGCCGCGGCCCGGTCCTCGGGCCGAATCTCCGCGCGATTGTCGATCTGCGACAGCACCGCCACGCCGCGGCGCTGCATGTCGATCAGCCCGGCATGCAGGTCGGCCAGCGGCACCCCAGGCAGCTTGGCGTGCACATCGGCGATCAGGTATCCGCCGCTCCGGCGCGGCAGGCTGGCGATCGCCTGCTCGATCCGCGCCTCAAGCGAGGGTGCGGCCGGCTCCGGCTCGGCCGCCGGCGCCGCCACGGTGGCATCCACCTCGGTCGTCGGCGTCATGCCGGTGGCGTCGATTCCCGGGTACCGCCGCGCGCCCTCGTACCAGGCCGCCAGGAACGGCCGCACCTTCTCGCCCAATTCCTCGATCATCGTGCGCGTGAAGTCCGCGAACGAGCGTGCTCCCGCCTCGATGTGATAGGCGGCAAGGATCGTGCCCTCGGCGAAGATCTCCGGATCGATCCCGGTGCGCATCTGGCGCAGCTTTTCGCGCAGCCGCTGGCGCGCGAGCTCAGCCCGGTCCTTGCTGATGACTCGGTTCGAGTCACCGTAGCCGGCGGGGCGTTCTACAGGTCGCTCCCCCCGGGTATCGTCGGCCGCGGGACCCTGCGGACGCTTGGCCCCTCCGGCCGCGCCGCCTGCGCCACCGCCTGGCCGCTCACCGACTGGGCCGCGCCCTGACTCGCCGCCCGCCGGCTCGCCTCGTACTTGCCCAGCAGGCGCGCCCTGCGCACCACCGACTTCGCCAGGCGGCGGGTTTCCGGGGTCAGGCCCTTCTTGGCCAGCGCTCCCCGCGCCCACGTCACCATCCGCTCGAGGTGCAACGGGTCCTGCGGGTTGAACCCCGCCAGCTGCGGGCCCTCCCGGCGCGTCCGGGATGGGATCGAAGGGAATGTCGTCGGCGGCATCGGGTGCCTCCTGGTTCAAGCGGTCGACCAGCTCGCGCGCCTCTTGCTCGAGGCGGCGCGCTTCCTCGTCGGCGGCGGCTTCGGCCGCCTCTTTCGCCTCGATCGCCCGCGTAATGATGTCCTCGAGCTCGACGTCCGACATGTCCGCCGGCGCATCGATCCCCAGTTCCTCGGCCTTGGCCTGCATCCAGCGGCGGTTGGCGTCGCGCTCCGCGCCCCACCGATCGCCGGCGCGGTCGGCGGTCTTGCGGTAGCGGAACGGGTACTGGCCGTAGCGCGTGATCGCGGTGTAGGTCTGCATCGACACGTAGTCGACCAGCTTGCGCGCCTCGTCCTCGGGGATGCCGTAGTGGGCGGCCACCGACGCCGGCTGCGGCGCCACCTCGTCGCGCGCGACCGCTTCGTTGATCGCCTTCGCCCGCGCTTCGAAGGAGCGGAAATCCGGCCCCGCCGGCGGCAACGTCGCCTTCGCCGTGCTCGAGCCTGGCTCCGGTGCTCCCGCCGCTGGAACGGACGGGGGCCGATTCGCCTTCGGCCGTTCACCGTTCGGCGCCGTCGCGTTCCCTGTTGAAGGCGGGGATTGCGTGGAAGGCGGGGATTGCGGGGATGAAGCGCCCCCGTATTCCGCCGCCAGCATGTCGCGCACCTGGCGACGCTGCGCCTCGTCGAGCGTGGACCACGACGCGCCCTGCTGGCCGGTGACGCGCCGCATCGCGCGCACGATCGGCATGGCGTCGCGGCCGGTGAGCGCAAGCAGATCGGTATAGGTGACGGGGCCCTGCGGCGCGGGCGGCGTGCCCGGCTGTTGCCCGATCGCCTGAGCCGCAGCCTCCCTTTCGGCGCGTCGCTGCGCCGCCGGCATGGCCACGCGACGGCCGCGCTCCGCATCGTAGGCGGCGAATTGCTCGGGCGTCATCGCGCCGCCGGTTGCCAGGCCGGCCGCCTCGAGCTGCGCCACTTCCTCCGGCCGGAAGCCACGCGCGGCCAGCGGCACCGCCTCGCCTCCGTAGGCATCGGCCCGAAACACCTGAGCCAGCGATGCGCCGAGATCGCCGTTGAACGCCGCGTCGTCGACGATCGCCAGCGCCGGCGCGACCGGCAGCGTCGGCGCCTCGTCGGACGGCGGCGTTGCGGCGGCCGCCGGCGGCGGCGTGCCTTCGGTTCCGAGCAGCACGTCGCCCGGCACCGCCCCATCCGGCAGGCCTTCGGGCGTTTCCCCGGGCGTCGGCGAGGTGGGCGGCGCCCCCGTGGGCGAGCTGGAGCCGACAGCCGGCCCAGGGGGCGCCGCGGCGCCGGCCGGCGGTTCCCCACCGGCTGGCGCACCGTCGGGCGCGGTGCGCGCCGCGCCCGGGGTTCGAGCTTGAGCGGCACGTCGCGGCCCGAATGGCGTGGCGAAGGCGCCAAAGAGCGCGCCCACCGCGGCACCGATCTCGGTGTTTTCGGCCACGTCCTGCCAGAGGTTGCGGCGCGGATCGTAGACGCGCCCAGCCTCGAGGTTCTGCATCACCTGCTGAACGGCTTCCTGCATGCCTTCGGCGGCGGCGTTGCGCACCATGTTGCGCGCGCTCGCGAGCACGAAGCCCATGGCGCCTGGGTTGCGCACCACCGGCCGCAAAAGCACCTCGAGCTCGGCCAGCTCGGTCAGGCCGCCCGCACCCGACATGCCGCCCTGCGACAGGAACAGGCGCCCGATCTGGTCGTTGGTGGCGCCGGCGCGCACCGCGTCCTCGAGCTGCTGCGCCTCGCCCTGGCTGTAGAACGAGAGCGCGTTGATCCAGCCCCCGGCCGGAAGCATGTTGACCAGCAACGCGCCGACCGTGGTGCCGCTGGCGCGCGCCACCTGGCCCAGGAAGGTCCGCTGGAATTCCGGGTTGACGCCCGGCAGAAGCTGCTCGACCAGCGCCTCGCCGTCGCGACGCAGGTTCCGGATCCAGTCCGAGCCGTTCGCCAGCTCGTCGAGCCGTGACGTGAACTGCTCGGGCGTGATGCTGCCCTCGCGAAGGTCGCGCACGTCGTTGCGGAACACGCTGGCGATCGACTGCGGCAGGTTGAATTGCGCGTAGTCGACCAGCGCGCGCACCTCATCCGGCTGCATGTTCTGGATCGACCGCCCGGCGGCCGCGAGCGCGCGGCGGAACAGGTTGGTTTGCCCTTGGCGCATTTCCCAGGGGCGCAGGCTTTCGAGCCCGCTGTCGATCAACACGCCACGCGCGCCAAGCCCGGCCAGCTGCGTCAGGAATTCGGTGGTGCTGGCCGGATACGGGGTTTGCTGGCCCTGTGGCTGCTGGCCAGGCTGCGCCGGGCGCGCCAGCGGGTCGAACCCGCCGTAGCGCGCCAGCGCCTGCGGGTCGATCTCGACCCGGCTTTCGATGGCCTGATCGGCGGCGCGGCGGCGCGCGCGCATGCTCGCCGCCTGTTCCGCGCGCGCGGCGGCGGCGGGCACCTCGGTCGGCAGCATGCTGGCCGGCGGCACGAACACCCCGGGCGCGATGCGGCCCCGGGGCGACTGCACCGTCATCGGCTGGCCGTAATCGTCGGTCGCCTGCACCTGCGGCCCGCCGCCGACCAAGTCGGGGTCGGACGGCGGCGCGCCAGGACGGCGCACCCACCCCATCACCCGGTCGCTGATCGACGGCGCCGGCGGGACGGCCGGGCGCAGCGGCACCCGGTTGCCGTAGTCGTCCAAGATCTCGGGGTTGGGCGCCTCGGGCGGGGTCAGGTTGGTTTCGCCGCCGAATGCCACGCCTGAGAGCGGATCGGTCCAGGCGGTGGAGATCGGCGGCCGGGCTGCGGGGGCGATCGACCCGGGCATGGCCGGCGCAACAGGCGCCGGGCCGCCCAACCCCGGGATGTCGCCGGCCGGCTGCTGCGCCAGCATGCGCGGTGGCGCCGCCGGTGGCGCGCCCGCCTCCGGCCGCAGCACGGGCGGGGCCGCGATCGGCATGTCGGCGCCGATGAGCGGGTCGTAGGCGAGGCTCGGCGCCGGCGGCGCGGCCGCAGGCCCCGCCGGACCCGCGCCCAGGAATTCATCGGCCGAGCCGAGCGCGGCGTTTTCGGGCGCGGGGCCGCCGTCCTCGTCCAGGAAGTCCTCGGCGCGCATCACTGGAACCCGAGCGCCTGGAGCTGCCGGGTCGCCTCGTCGCGCGTGATCTCGCCGCGGCGGTAGCGCTGCCGGATCGCTTCGGCCTGCTGGGTCGACTGCCGGAGCGCCCGGTCAGCCTCCGGGGTCGCACCGCGGGCGGTGTCGCCACGGGGCCGCGGCGCCGCCTGAGCGGCCCCAGGCGTGGCCGGAGGCGGCGGGGGCGGTGTAGCCCCTCCGGCGCCGCTAAGGCCGTCTGGCGGCGCTCCTGCGGTCGGCGCGGGGGTGCCCGCCGGAGTGCCGCGCCCGAGCAGCCCATCGACCATGCGCGAGATCATGCCCGGCTGCGCCTGCTGCGGCTGCGGCTGCGCCTGCCGGATGCGCTCCTGCAGCGCCGTCGCGTCGCCGTCGCGGTAGTACTGCGTCAGCGCCTCCGCGATCCGGGTCTGCTGGTCGAGCGGCAGCGGCTGGTTTGCCGCATCGCGGTAGCGCTGCGCGGCGTTGACGGCCCGGTTGCGCAGCGTCGATTCCGCCTCGGTCCCGCGATTGCGGGCCCAGTCGAGCGCCTGCGCCTCGGTCGCCTCGGGGTGCGCGCGCATGTAGGCGGCGGCGTTGCGCTCGACGGCGGTGCCCTGCGCCCGCCCGCCGGCGCCGGCGCCACGGCCGCCGACCGACCCGTCGCCAAGATCGCGCACGCCGCCGCGGCTGCCGGCCTGCAGCACCGTCGTCGAGCCGTCAGGGTTGGTCCGCGTCACCGGCTGGTGCCAGGTTTCCGGCGCCTCGGCCACGCGCTCCGGCGCACCGGTGGCCAGGGGATCGTCGCGGTAGAGCGCGCCGCCGGCCGACACCAAGCGCGGCCGCAGCGACACCGCCGTCGAGACGAGGCTGGCATCGCGCTGGCGCGAGGCCTGGCGGTCGGCGCGATCCTGCCGGCGGTCGTCGGCCATGCTCTGCGCCGCCTGCGCCATGCCGCGCCCCAGTCCCTCGGAGATCGGGCTGCGCGGCGTGCTCGACGGCTGGTTCGCGGCCAGAATGCCGCCGCCGATCTGCATCGCGACGCGCCCCCAGCGATCGCGGCGCGCCTGCTGGCGTTCCTCGGCCGTCTGGTCGGGCTGGTTCAGCCGCTCGAGCGCCTGGCGCAGCATGCGACGCATGTCGTCATCCTGCTGGCCGCCCGGCGCCTGGCCGGGCTGCGCCAAGGCAGCACCGGCGCCCATGCCCGCCGGCGCGCCCGGGGTGACGCCAGCGCCGCCGGCGGCATCGGCCACCTGGGTCTGGCCGCCGCCCTGGCCGTTGCGCATCTGGCGCTGGATCGTCCTGTCCGCCCAGTCGTACACCTCGCCGATCGTGCGCACGCGCTGCGCCCCGTTGGGCCCGAATTCGTAGAACGGCGACCAGCGCGGGTTGCCGTTGCGGTCGCGATAGACGTTCGCGGCCAAGGCCTGCGGCGACACCACCTGATCGACCGGCTGGCTGGCGTCGCTGCCGCGCCCGCGTAGGAAGCGGATCGCGCCCTCCGCGCCCAGGAAGTGCGCCATGTACTGGTCGGCCGGCGATGGGTCGGAGAACCCCGCGCGCTCGAGCGCCCGCACGTTCTCGCGGCGATAGGCCTCGACCATCTGCAGCGCGCGCGCGCGCCCGACCTCGGTGTTGTCGCGCCGCCACGCCAGCACTTCCTCGCGCGCCTGGGGATCCTCGGCCGCGCGCGCGATCAACTGCGGATCGTAGCCGGCCTGTGCCCCATGGCGCCGCACCATGGACATCCAGGTAGCGGGCATGAACTGGCCGACGCCCACGGCCGCGCTGTTCGGATTCTGGCCGGTGCCCTCGGCGCCCGCCATCGCGACCGACACCGGATGCACGCCCTCGGGCACGAAGCGCTGCTGGCGCATGCCGGGCGCCATGGCGACCTCCCGCGGGGCGCCGATCGGCGGCAAGGCCTGCGGGGTCGCATCCAGCGTCTGGGTGCCATCGGCCTGCACCGGCCCGGGCTGCATCGGCGCGGCCTGCGCCTGGCCCGGCGCGCGCGGCGCGACGGCGGGAGGCGCGGCGCGCGGGGACGGCGCCGGCGTCATGGCTGGCGCCGGCGGCGCCGGCGGCTCCTGGCCCTGTATCCGCGCCGGAATTCCTGCCGGCATGACCCCGATCGGCGCACCCGAAAGCGGGTCGTAATCCATCGCCGTAGGCGGGGCGGACGGCATGACGGACGGCGACGGCGGCCCCGGCGGATCGAGCGTCACCCGCGCGCGCGGCGCGGTGGGCGCCGCAGGCGCGGGCGCCTGGGGCGATGCCACGGGGGGCATAGGGGGCATAGGGGGCGGGTTGGCCATCGGCCCCGCTTCCCAGTCGGGCCGCTGGTCGCCGCGCAGCTGCGGCACGCCCGTCATGCCGCCGCGACCACGCGGCACCACGTCGCCGTAGTCGTCGAGCATCATGCCGCCGGCCAGGCCAGCGTCAGGCACCACCGGCGACGCGCCGGGCATCTGCGGCGGCACCACCGGCGACGCGCCGGGCATCTGCGGCGGCACCACCGGCGACGCGCCCGGGATCATGCCGGGCATCAGATCGGACGGCGTCACCTGCGCCACCTGCGGATAGGCGCCGGCGCCGCCGCCCAGGCCGCCGAACCAGTCGATGCCGCCGTCGAACCAGCCCCCGCCACCCATGATCCCCTCCTACGTGAAGCCGCCCGCGAGCATCCCGAGCACACCACCGGCCGCAGCGCCCCAGGGCCCGCCCATCTGCAGCCCAAGCCCCGCGCCCGACATCGCGCCGCCGAAGGCGCCGGCGAGCGGGCTCTTGGGGTAGTACGGGCTGGTCTGCGTCTGCGTGCGCTCGTAGGGCACGGACGACAGCGTGGAGTTCTTGATGTTCAGCCCGCGCACGTCCCAATCGCGGTTTTCGTAGAAATTCTGGATCTTCTGGTTGAGGTTGGCCTGTTCGTCCTCGCGCTGCGCCGTCCCCAGCCCCATCAACGCCTGCAGGTCGGTGTACTTGAGGCGGGAATTGACGCCCGCCAAGTCGGCCAGGCTGCGCGCGGTCGCGCCCTCGCCGGCGGCGCCCGCCATCTGGATCTGCTGCTGCGCCTGCGCCGCACCGAGCGCCTTGTCGTAGCTCTCTGCCGCCGCGAGGCCGGCGGCGCGGGTCTGCCCCTGCATCTGCTGGCCGGTCAGCACCGCCTGGCCGGTGCCGCCGAGCATGCGGCGCGCCGCGGCGCCGCGGTTGATCTGCTTGCGCTGGATCTCGCCCTGCCGGTTGATCTCGTCGTAGACCGCCTGCATGCGCGGATTCATGAACGCATCGACGTTCGGGGTCTGCGCGTTGGCCACGCCGCGGTAGACCGCGCCGGCGTCGTTCAGCCCGCCCTCGGCCGCCTGGGTCTGCGGCTGCCAGTCGAACGCCATCGTGCGCGTCTTGTCCGCCGCGGCGTTCATGTCCGAGTTCCACGGCGCAACGACGGAGTCCGTCCAGCCGGTCCACGGCTGCGACGCGATCCTGTTGGCCTCGGCGATGTTCGACTGGCTCGCCTCCTGGATATAGGCGGGGAGCTCGGTCTTGTTGACGACGGTCTGCGTGCTCGGCGCCTTCGGGCTCGACATGGCTGCTACCTCACCCCCACCAGGAAGATCCGCCCCAGCGGCTTCATATACCGCTCGAACAATAGGGTTTTACGGTTCTCGTCCGTAAGGGTCATGTTCCCCACGATCACCGGCACCCCGATCGGCTCGGCGGCGCGAGAGATACCGCGAATCAGCGCCGCGAACACGGGCAGCGTGCGGTGCTCGCGGTGCACCGCGATCCACGCATCCTGCAAGAACCGCTGGTCGGTCCAGTCGTGCTCGACCATGCGCAGGCCGCAGGTGGCGACCACGACGCCATCGCCCTGCGTCACCACCAGCGCCACGGAATGCTGGATCACGTCGCACACCAGCCGGATCGACTTCTCCCAGTTGATCGGGCCGTCGAAGGGCGGCAGCATTTCGGCATGCGCGTGCGCGCCGATCTCGGCGATCGCCTCGACGTCCGAGAGCCTGGCCGCGCGCACCAAGTAGCGCTGGATCGTTGCGCCGCCGTCCATCACGGAGCCTCCCCGGCGCGCACCACGCGCTTTCCGTTCAGCTCGAGCAGCAGGGTCCCGACCACCTGCGCAACCTGCGCCGCGGTCGCGGTCGACTCGTCGAGCGTGCGGTTGGCGGTGTGGTTGCGCACGTTGAACCGCTCGAGCGTCGCGCGGTCGGCACGCTGCGATTCGCGCTCGAGCTGCGCCAGCAGGCCTTGCAGCGCGGCCGTCAGCCGGTCGGCCCACAGCGCGACGTTGCCGCCGCACTCGGCCAGGGTCTGGATGCGCGGGGTCTGGATGGGCATCTAGCGCTCCCCGCCGGGCTGCGCGCCAAACTGGAACAGGCCGATTCGCACGTCGTTGCCGATCGCGTCGCCCGCCATTTCCAGCGAGAACAGGCGTCCGTTCACCCGCGGGTCCAGGTCCTCGATCTCGGTCGTGGAGTCGAGCGTCCAGGGCCCGTTGGCTTCCTCCGCGCTCTGCGGGTACTCGCGGCTGTAGATCGTCATTTCGACCTCGCCGGCGATGCGCTCGAAATCGGGGATGACATAGACCACGTCGGCGGCGCGCGCGCCGTCCAGCATCTCGAAGGCGCCGGTGCGCACGTGCCAGGGCAGCGATGCGCCGTCCGCGTCCACGATCCCTGGCGCGTCGTGCTCGTAGAGATAGCCGTCCAACGATGCGCCGATGGGCGAATCGAACACCCCCTTGTCGCACCAGGCGGTGCGCAGCGGGTTGCTGCCGTAGCCGCACGTCATCCCCGCAACGCCGCGGCCCTCGCGCGGGTAGATCGCCACCCATCGGTCGATCTCGGTCGACTGCGCCGAGCAGTACTGGAAACAGATCTCGCCGTAGCGCTGATCGACCATCACCGAGAACTTATCGCCCTGGGTGAGGTTGATGTCGTTGAACACGAACTGCGCGACGTCGCGCATGTCGATCTCGCCGTAGGCCGACCCGTCGAATTTCGAGAACGACGAGAGGCCCATCCAGTAGAGCGCGCCGTCGAGTTCTCCGAAAGCGTGCTTGCCGCAGATGCCGCCGGTGCCTGCCATCTTGCGCAGGTCGTACACGTAATCGTCGCTGGTGAATTGCACGATCCACGAATCGACGCGCGTCCAGGCGACGCCAGCCTGGTTGCGAAAGCGCGTGCCGGCCACGAAGCCCTGCGGCGACTGCACTTCTTCGGATCGCGAGTCGGACGTCTCGCTTGGCGTCCAGTCGTAGCGGTCGCCCAGGTTCGACCAGAAGTCCGTGGTCGGACCGCCGGCGATGCCCAGCGCGTGCACCGCGCGTTCCTCCGAGACGAAGTGCGCCTGGACTGCGGTGGGGGCGTTCGGGATCGGGGTGGCGCGAACGCTCGTGTCGGGGATCCACTCGTAGAGGGCGCCGCCGGCATATGAGGCCGTCAGCACGTCGCGATCGCTGTCGAGCGCCCAGGTCCGCGCCTCGATCGTGATCGACGTGTCGCGCGGCGTTCCCCAGGTCCCGGTGCCATAGGTCCCGGCGCCGTAGCCATAGGCGGCAACTGAGGTGTCGGGGCCGATCGGGATCTCGTACCAGAAGTAGACCGTCGCCCCGCCGCCGGGGCCAGCGGTGCTGCTGGCGGTGGCGGTGTGCGTGATCTCGTAGTTGTCGGCATCGACGATGCGCGACACGACGTAGTCGCCATCGATCGTGATCCCGCCGACCGCGCTGGCGTTGTCGAACGTCACGGTGTCGCCCAGCCCGCGCCCGTGCGCGGTGTCGGCGACATTGACCACCGCCGATCCGCTCGTGGTGGTGAACGGGTTGGCCAGCTTGCCGCGGAAGGTTTCGACGGTCAGGGTCCCGGTCGGCCCGGCGTTCGACGTCGCGGCGATGCTGTGCGTCACCGTGAACGAGTTGGCCCCGGGCACGCTGGCGATGACGTAGGGCCCCTCGAGCAGAATGCCGCCGACCTCGTCGGCGTCGGTGATGCGCACTTGGTCGCCGACGCTTTGTCCGTGCGCGGTGAACGCGATCGTGACGGTCTGCGAGCCGTTGGTCGTGGTGATGCCGTTGGCAAGCGTGGTGGTCGCGGCCGGCGACCACGGCGTGATGTTGGTCAGCTCGCCGCCGAGCACGATGTAGAGCTTCTTGTTGGTGGCCACCGCCATGCGCCGGAACAGGCTCAGGTCGCGCCAGGCGTGCATCGCGCCCGGCCGGCCCGAAAGCTGGTCCTCGATCCACTTCGTCCAGCCGCCGCGCTTCTCCCACTTCCCGGCGATCCAGCGCACGCCCTCGGCCTCGATGTAGCGGCCCTGCGCCGCGTACTCGGTGGTCGTGAGGCAGACCCCGGGCGGGATCTGCAGCTTGACGGGCGGCGGGAAGGGCATCAGAGCGCCGTCACGATGAGCGTCGCGGCCATCAGCAGCAGCCACAGCCGATTGCCGTATCGGTCGTAGGAGATCGCGCGGATCGCGATCGCCGTGCCGACCAGCGCCGACACCGCGCCGACATAGGACGGGATGATGAGCACCGGCAGCCAGGGCGGGTCGTAGCCGCGCACCACGCGCTCCCAGTAGAGCCAGTTCATCGCGCGCGATATCGCGTCGCCGGCCAGCACCAGGCCGAGCGAGTAGCCCAGCTGCACGCGCCGCGCCATGATGGGGAAGCCTTCGCGCCGATACTGGCACGCCACCACCACGAAATAGATCGCGCCGACCAGCGCCATGAAGGTCCACGCCTGGTAGAGATTGGCGTTGAACATGGCGTTCATCGATCCTCCGCGGATCGCCGCATCTGCCGGTGCTGGTTCACGTTGTGCACCAGCGCCGCGAGCGGATCACCGTCGCGCGATATGTGCCGCAGGTCGTCGGAGAACCCATTCAGGGCCGCCTCGACCTCGCGCACCTTGGCGTCGACGACTTGCGGGCGGTGCCACAGCAGCTTGCGAAGCGCGCGCCCGATCTTTCCCAGGCACATCACTGGCCCCCATTCGGCCTGCCGGTCATCAGGGAGCGCAACGTCTGGATGGCCTCGAGGGTTCTGGTGAGCAGTTCGTCGCGCTTCTCCTGCAACTGATCTGCCCGCCGCGATTCCCGCCACCACAGATAGACGAAGATCACCCCCCATCCCTTG